TACAAAATCTCACATTGTAGTAGCTAAGCAGGGGGATCAAATTAAGACAATACGTTTTGGTCAACAGGGTGTCAAAACAAATCAAACTGTTGGTCAGAGAAAAGCTTTTGCCTCACGCCATGCAAAGAATATTTCCAAAGGCAAGATGTCGGCTGCATACTGGGCCAATAAAGTTAAATGGAGCCCCAGCAAAACTCAGTCACCCTCAAAGAAATGGGTTAAGGGATCTTGACATGGAAGCCATCATTGTTGCTGTCATCGCTGCTGTAGGCGGAATTCTTGCAGCTCTTGTTCAGAAAAGTAGAGCTGAAAATAAAAATGATCACAATGTTGTTGCAACAATGCTGATAGATGTTAAGGATGAAATACTTAATTTACATCATAAGATAGATCATGTTGACGAACAGGTGGACAAGGTAGATGATCAAATGCATGATCATATGATGTGGCATTATAAGAAATCAAGCGAAAACAAAAGCAAAGTAAAGGGGGTGTAATTATGTCTGGTCATACTGGTATGGGTAAGAAAAAAATGGGTGGATCCAAGAAAATGGGCACTAAGAAGATGGGCGCCAAGAAAATGGGCGGTTCCAAGAAAATGGGTGGTAAGAAGATGTACTGAAATTAATTTTCAGTCTTAGTTTAAGATTAAGGTAATAATTATGGCAATGAAGAAGAAAGCAAGTGCTGCAAAAGGATCAACTTCAAAAAAGATGGCTGGCCTTACTCCAGCTCAGAAGAAGCTTCCTCCATTTATTCAGTCAGCAATATTAAAAAAGAAAAAGAAAAAGTAATCTAATCATTTCAATTAAAGAGGGTTATGGTAAAAACGCCATAGCCTTCTTTTTTATTTGTATCATTACTATATCTTCTGCGGACAACTTAAAGATCGAGGGAGATATGTCTAAATTTAAAAACATCTTATCAGTATTATCAATTACTCTAGGTATCGGACTGCTTATCAGTCCAGTTAGCAATTCATCCGTGGCCCTAGCTACCAGTGGTGGTGGTGGCCCAATTGTGTTGGATGGAATGGATCCAGTTTGCCACTCTGGATGGGAAAGTACTGGTCAATATATAGCCAAGGTTTTAAAGAAGGTGCATGATGGTGCGCGAAATTTAAATAATGGACATATCGCCATTGTTGGCTCAAACGCTACTACAACCTCATGTGGAGCTGACTGGGCTACCCAATTAAGTACACAGTTTTTAGCTGAATTTTCTACTGCACCTCAGATTGATTTTTATGTTACAGATTCAGAAATAAGCACATTCTTCAGTAGCACAATCACCTCTAATCCTCCAGCGGTATTATGGATACCGGACAACTGGAATCGCGCTTCCAGTACAGAAGATATTTTTACAGCCAACGCAGAAAAGATAGCAGACTTTGTCAATGGTGGCGGTGGTCTTTTTGCTAACTTTGGTTCATATGGATGGCTAACAGCCCTGTTACCGCAAGCAGTATACAATAATGGTGGATGCAACGGGGGGCCAGAAGCTACAACAGACGGTATTGCTGATTTTGGTCTTAGTAATACACTTGTCGCTGCATGCTGGCACGGTTATTTTACTGGTAATGTGGGCACATTAAAAACACTTGTAGACTATCCATATCCTAGCGCAAGTGACTCTAGAAAGTCTGTTTCTATTGGAGGCGGAAGCGTTTCTCTTCCTAGCTCTTTTATTCTTTCTTATAGCCCTCAGCAACCTCGTGCTGGTGAGCCAATTACAATTACCGCTACTGCGCAAACTTTAGCAGGAGTTCCACAGGCTGGAGTTACGGTTTCCATGACCGTCTCCTCTGGACCAGATTCAGGGCAAACTTTTACTGCAACCACAGATTCTAATGGAATAGCTAACATTACAGTTAATACAGCATCTCAAGGTACAGCAGTGTATACCGCTAGTGCAACGGTTAACGGTGTAGTTAAAGTTGTTTCAATTACAGTTTCCTGGGACCCTCCTGCCCCCACTACCACTATTGAAACGACAACTACCGTTGTTGCAACTGTTCCGGAAACAACTACAACTGAACCACAAATAATTGTAGATCCAACCACAACCACAATTCATGACCATAGCACTCATGACCATGGGACAGAGGATACCATAAGTGCACCTCTTCCAACAACTGGGCAAGATAGCAATTCTTCCATGGGCATTGGCGCTTTCTTGATTACTATAGGCATATCAATATTTATGTTTAATCGAAAGGTTTTAAAGAATGGCAAAGCCAACTGATAAAAAATGGATTCAGAAAGCAATTAAAAGACCTGGAGCTTTTACGGCTAAAGCTAAAAAAGCTGGAAAAACACCAGCAGCCTATGCGTCAGCTGTAACCAAGAATCCTGGTAGATACAGCAAGCTGACTGTCCAGCAGGCAAATTTTGCTAAGACTTTGAAAAAGATTACAAATAAAAATAAGAAAAAGAAGTGATTTAGGAGATTAAGATTATGATTTATCCATACATTAAACACGTTGTCCCAACTGCATTAAAGGCGCATAAGAATGGTCAGCTTCCTGAAAATCTGCTAGCTAATGTTAAGACTGGTGGACGGATGTATGCACCTGTGGCTGAAGAGTTCAATAAGATGTACGACGCTGCAATGGCTGCTGGTTTTAAGCTTCGCAATGTTGGAGATTATCGTTCATTTAAGAGTCAGTTGGATATGTTTCTTTCTCGCTACTCCACAACAGATCAGGGTCGTAGCCCACAGGTAACCCGTCAATATGAAGGTAAGACCTGGTATTTAAAGCCGGGTAATGCTCCGTCAGCTGCACCAGATCCCACTGGAGTCAAGGGCTCAAATCATGGTTGGGGTACAGCCATAGATCTTGGTTACGAGGCTAATGGGAAACTACAGTCAATGGGCGGAGCCTGCTTCGAGTGGATGTGCGCAAATGCTCCTAAGTGGGGCTTTTATCTTCAAACATCAGATAAGAACTCAAAAGAATTCGAAGCTTGGCACTGGCAGTACTGCCTAGGGGACGCTAAGCCAGATGGTTCAGCAGCAGCTCCAGTTGAAGCCATTGTTCCTTCCGGTGGATCAGTTGAGGCTGGCCCTATGGTATTCAATTATCCTGGAACACCAGTTAAGTTAGGCTCAAAAGGCGCAGCTGCTGCTTTAGTTCAGGGTGTTATCGGCGCTAAGACCGATGGGGACTTTGGTCCCAAGTCTGTTGAAGCCCTTAAAAAATGGCAAGCAGCGAATGGTTTAAAGGCTGACGGTGTTGTTGGTCCGGTGACATGGGATAAAATGTTCTGATGAAAAAAATAATACTTGTATTAACTGCAATTGTCGGAGCTTTTTGCATGGGTCTTTTAAGTGGTTGTAACGATTCGTATCGTTACCCCTGTCAGGATCCAGCTAATTGGGAGAGTGCGGATTGTAAGCCACCTATTTGTGAAGCTTCTGGAACATGTCCAGAGGATATTTATGGGAGTATACCAGAATGAGTAATGTAAAAAAAAGATATACAAACAGTGAAATTAAAGCTAGAATGGTCTTCTTCGTAGGTGCAACTTTAGCTTTTACCTTTGCAGTCATAGTTGTTGGCGTTATGTATGCGCTTGTATTTGTGACTCAACCAATTGATCAGCAGTCGCCAAATGACAAGGCCTTTATTGATTCTCTATTAGTTCCAATCGTTCTATTCCTTTCCGGATGTCTTTCCGGCGTGCTTGCAGCCAATGGTCTAAAGGACAAAGAGAAGTCAAGCGGTAGCGGCTATGGAGTATATGATCAGGATCAAGAGTAATGGCACAAAGAAGAAATGTAGCAAAAAATCCCAAGCTATGGAGTCAAGCTAAATCTATGGCTAGATCAAAGTTTGATGTTTACCCTTCCGCCTATGCTAATGCATGGGCTGTAAAATGGTACAAGTCCAAGGGTGGAGCATGGAGAACGACATCTGCACCTAAAAAGAAAAAGTGATATACTATGGCTGGACCAAAAGGTGTTGGTTTAACTAAATGGTTTAATCAGAAATGGGTTAACATTGGTGCTCCAAAAAAGAATGGCAAGTGGCAGCCTTGTGGAACGTCTGGTAAAGGTGGCGGTTATGCAAAATGCCTTCCTGTCGCCAAAGCCAATTCACTATCGGCTTCTCAGAGGAGAAGTGCGGTTCAACGAAAAAGGTCTCAAGGTACTCCTTCGAAAGGTGTTAAAGGACAAGCTCCAAAAAATGTTGCTACCTTTAAAAAGAAAAAGAAAAAATAATGGATGAAGTTTTTTCTGGCTTTATGCCAGCAATAAAAAATATCGAAATTACTGGTCAGACACCAATGATAACTGGAGATGGATCATTAATTAATGGACACATAGTAAAGATAACTTTGGGCGACGACAAAGAAATAATACTTTCGCTCATGGAGGATCAGCTTCAAAAATTGTTTTTTGTTATATTAAAAGTGTTAAACGCATAATTACTTATTATAATGGTGGTACGATGTGACAGTATGAGCATCGTACCACCATTTGTGTTATAATGTATAAGTATATGTAGTATTCAACCGATGTTACTCAAATAAAGAGACGGTGCTATTATGGCAAAAATTTTATATTATGATATAGAAACAGCTCCAAACTTAAGTTACGTTTGGGGTCACTTTGAGCAAAATGTTATCGAGCACGACAGAGAATGGTATCTGCTATGCGTTTCCTATAGATGGGAAGGCGACAGCAAGACACAGGTGTGTTCTTTAATTGATTTTCCTGACGCATATAAAAAAGACCCAGAAAATGATTTCTTTGTCGCCAAGAAGCTATGGGAATTAATAGATGAAGCCGATATTGTTATTGCTCATAATGGCGATAGATTTGATATGCGCAAAGCAAACGCTAGATTTGTTTATCACAATCTTGGTCCAACATCTCCAGTTAAACAAATTGATACCTTAAAAGTTGCTAGAAGATATTTCATGTTTAATAGCAATAAGTTAGATCACCTTGGCCAGCACTTGGGTGTTGGAAGAAAAGTTGATACGGGCGGCTTTGAAACATGGGCCGGATGTATGCGTGGTGATTTGAAAGCCTGGAAACTAATGACCAAGTATGCAAAGCAGGATGTCGATTTGTTACGTAAAGTTTATATGAAGCTAAGACCTTGGATGACTAATCATCCAAATCTCAACGTTTATTCTGGCGAATGCAGTTGTCCGACATGTGGGTCAGACGACCTCCAGCGTAGAGGTCAACGCTATACTCAAATAGGAACCTATCAACAGTGGTTCTGTAACTCATGTGGAGCATGGAGCAGAACTAGATTGTTAGAAGATGTAGAGCGCCCAGGCATAGTTCCCTGATATATTTAGGAGAGGTGCCAGAGCACGGTTGAATGGAACATCCTGCTAAGATGTCGACACCCTTAAAAGTGTCCGTGGGTTCAAATCCCACCCTCTCCGCAAAATGTTTTTGTAAAAAGGAAAGATATGAATAATCCAGAAGTGTCAGTTGTATTAACTAGCTATAATAAGCCAAGCTATTTAGAAAAAGCAATACATTCAGTCATTCAGCAAACCTACGATAATATTCATTTAATTATTGCAGAAGACAATTCCCCAAACACAAAAGTCATGGATGTAATTCGTGATGTTGTTGATAATTATCGTGGAGATAAAAGAATAACATTCTTTAATTCATTTATCAAAGAGCAAGATAGGTTAAATACCGCCAGATATGCTACTCAGATAAACACCGCAGTTCGTTTATATTCAAGATCAAAATACATTTGCTATTTGGCGGACGATGACTTTTATTATCCTGAGATGATTGAGAAAATGGTTTTTTCAGCGGAAAAAAATAAACATGATGTTGTCTTCTGCGCACAACACATCCTAGATGCAGATGGCAATATTGATGGCTGGGGATTAGATGGTAGAGGCGTTAGATGGTTTAGTTCACCTTTGGAAAGAGGCGCTGATAAGTTAGACCATAATCAAGTCATGACAACTAGAAGAGTGTTTGATTTAGTAGACGGATGGGACGATCACCCGCACGCCTGGTCCGGCGCTGATGCATACTTCTTTGATAGAATAGAAAAAAATGGATTCTTATTTCATCCAATAGATTATGATAAACCTTTGCAGGGGAAAGTTTATAGGGAAAAGTCAGTGCAGTGGAACTGCACAAACGGTTTCATGCCGACAATGGGAGAAGATAGAAATGTCTAATGTATGGGCAGTTGGAATGGCAAGAGATGAGGGTGATATCATATATCACACCATGATTCATCTCGCTGCAAATAAAGTAAACGGAATTATTATTGCAGATAATTTATCCAAAGATAATACCTGGGAACAAATGAATCTAGCCAAGGAGCACATACAATCGCATGGATGCGATACTCAAGTTGTTCTTTTAAAAGATGATGTTGTCGGATATACTCAAAGTGAAAAGATGACCGCTCTAGCGCAAAGAGCTAGAGAAAATGGTGCACAGTGGATTATTCCTTTTGATATAGATGAAATTTGGTTTTCGCCAAATCAAACTCTTTCTGATGCCTTCAGTCAACTAGATGCCGAAAACGTTGACGTATATAGAACGTTATACACAAATCATTCCGTAACAGAATATGACACCCCAGGGAAATCGCCATTTCATTCAATGCAATATAAATGGGATCTCCCAACAAACCATAAGAGCTGTTTTAGGTTTAGAAAAAACGATGCTTTTGTCAAGATTTCAAATGGAAATCATTTTGTTCAACATAACGGTGGGAATATTGGCGCTAATGTCAACGTTTACATTGACGATTATGGTCATGATCGGATTGTTTTTGGTCCACAGATTCTTGCCATTAGACATTTCCAGTGGAGATCTCTTGATCATTTTATTAAAAAAGTGACGAATGCCTATGAAGCGTGTAAAGCTCTTCCTAGCAATCATGATTTATATAAAGGTGCTGCATGGTGGCAAGAGTTTGAAGAATTCGAAGCAAATGGCGTACCTGGCTTAGAAAAAATGTATTACAAAAATATTTTAGTACAGGGAGATTTGGGCAGATTGATACATGACCCAGCCCCAATAATGGAGTTGTGATGAATAAAGTTTCTTTGATAATAATAACTGACGGCAGACAAGCATGTATTTCTGAAACAATACCGTCCATGCGTAAAAATTTAAACTATAATTTTTATGAGAAAATAATAATTAATGATTCAGCGGATCCCAGATATCATCAATATCTAATGTCTAACTATCCGGATTTTCGTATAGTTTCACATGAAACTAGAAGAGGTTTAGCTGGAGCAGTACAGTCGGCATGGGCGTCTGTCTCTCGTAATTCAGACTATGTCTTTCATTTAGAAGATGACTTTTTATTTAATCAACCAGTTAGCATTGAAGATTTTATATCACTTCTGGAAGCTAATCCTCATCTTGTTCAAATGGCTTTAGTCCGCGCACCAGTTAATCCACCAGAGGAAGAGGTAGGCGGATTTGTTTTTCAACACCTTGAGGACTATCATCAGAAAGATGATTACTTTGAACACGCTAGATTATTTACTTTGAATCCATGTTTATATCCTATGTCTACAATCAAAATGGGTTGGCCAGACCATGGTGGTGAATCTGAATTTACTTCAAAGGTTCATTCATTAAATAATAGTTATAGATTTGGTTTTTATGGAAATATATATGATAAACCTTATGTAACACATATAGGCGGAAGAAGAAGTGAAGGATGGTTCCTATAAATGAAAAAAGAAATTACAGTTACAAAAAATAATTTTATATTCAATGTAATAGACGACGATTTATTCCATAGACCACCAGGTTTTGACTATTGGGAAAAATTCTATCCAGATTCAGAGCCTTCTGTATTCAGAGCATATGACAAATATTTGAATAAACAAAAAGACTTCTTAGACATAGGTGCGTGGATTGGTCCAAACACTCTATATGCAGCGGAGCTTTCCAGAAAAGTAATAGCTGTTGAACCAGATCCAGTTGCTTTTAGTTTCTTAAAGAAAAACGTAGAAGCTAATCAATTTAAAAATGTTACTCTTTTAGAAAAAGCGTTTTCTTCAAGCAAGCAAGTAGCAATAGATCCTAGTGTAGAACTGGGTGACTCAATGACGAGAGTATTGGATTCTGTTGATCCAGGTAGGGAAATAGTAGATGGGGTTGATATGGAAGAGCTTCTTTCCTTAGGCGATTACTCGTTAATCAAGATAGATATTGAAGGTTATGAATCAATAGCAATACCTTTTTTTGAAGAATCTTTAATGAAAGCAAAAATACCAATGGTACTGTCTTTACATACTTCTTTTAATCCGAATAGAGAAGAAGGTCATCGTAGTTTGGTCGCATCTTTATCTAAAATATATACCCACGCTTTTGATGATTATAATAATTTTATAGAAATTAAAGACCTACCTGAAGGTTTCGGTTGTTTTTTACTTACTAATGAGGAGTAGTTTTGTTTATAATACCGTGTAAATTTGACTCTAATTATCCTGTGATTTTTGAATGCATTGATTCTATAATGCGTTTTCATCCAAATGAAAAAATAGTTATCGTAGATTCTGATTCAAATGATAAATCATATTTTCAAGACATAGACTCTTCAGTTGTCATATATGATGTTGAGAATAGGCATTACGCCCTAGAGGCTTATAACATAGGTTATAAAAATAATCCAGAAGAAGACTTTTATTACTGCATTCATGACTCTCTTGTATTGAAAGATAACATTGATTTTGTAAAAAGTAGCAAACTTACTACTATAAGGTGGTGGGATTCTCCACCGGTTCCAATAGGCAGAGATGCAAATGACAATGATCTGTCTGTATGGGCTGATTCAGTTATGAGAGAGTCTTTAGGGTACGGAATACCTGGTATTTACAAGGGTGTTTTCGGCCCGATGATGTTGTGTCAAAATAAGGTAATGAAAGATCTATTTGATTGTGGATTTTTTAATATACTTCCAAATAATAAACATGAATCATGTGCAACTGAAAGAATACTAGGAATGGTACTCGAGAATTTGGGTTATGATGTAACAAATTCCTTACAAGGGGTTATGGGGGATTTTCATGGCTTTTATGATGAGAGATATGTTAAGAAAAACTACCTACTAAGAATGTGATCATATGAATAGTTTAGTTATATTTGATTTAGATGGAGTACTTCTCGACAGTAGAGAAGTCCACTATCACGCACTAAATAATGCTCTTGCTTTTTTTGGTGAAGAATATTTGATATCAAGAGAAGAGCATCTAAGTATATATGATGGCCTTCCTACCACCAAAAAGCTTGATACTCTATCTCAAGTAAAAGGTCTTCCATCTAATTTGCATAACTCTGTTTGGCAAAAGAAACAAGAAGAAACATTATCAATTTTTGACAACCTTAATCAAGATGATGAATTAATTTATTTCTTTAAAAAAATCAAAGAAAATAATATAAAAATAGCAGTTGCTTCTAATAGCGTGAGAGACACAGTCAAACTAGTTCTTCTTAGACTTGGTTTAATGAAATATGTTGACTACTTTGTCAGTAATGATGATGTCAAAAGAACAAAGCCATTTCCAGAAATGTATTGGCGATGTATGATAGCGTGTAATTCAGTGCCTAAAAAATGCGTTATAATTGAAGATAGCCACATAGGAAGACAGGGGGCCCTGGATAGCGGATCAATCTTAGTCCCTGTAGAAAACAGAGAAGATTTAAATATTAAAAAAATTGATAAAATTATTGATATTCTTTCTAAAAAAGAAGAAAAAAACATACCTTGGAGATCAGAAAAAATGAATGTACTTATACCTATGGCTGGAGCAGGAAGCAGATTCGAAGCTGCTGGATATACATTTCCTAAGCCTTTAATAGAGGTAAACGGAAAGCCCATGATCCAGGTTGTTGTAGAGAACTTAAATATTGAAGCGAATTATATTTTTATAGTTCAAAAAGAACATTATGAAAAATACAATTTACAATATTTACTTAATCTAATAGCACCAAACTGTAAAATAGTCCAAGTTGAATCCTTAACGCAGGGCGCAGCGTGCACGACGCTCTTGGCTAAAGAGTTTATTGATAATGACAGTCCTTTAGTCATGGCCAATTCAGATCAATTTGTGGAATGGAATAGTAACGAAGCACTTTACGCCTTCAGCGCGGATGGAATTGATGGTGGAATATTGACTTTTGAAGCTACTCATCCAAAATGGTCGTATGCAAAACTAGGAGATGATGGATTTGTATCAGAAGTTGCAGAGAAAAAACCAATTAGCAATTTAGCTACTGTTGGTATCTACTTTTGGAACAAGGGGTCGGATTATGTAAAATACGCAGAACAAATGATAGATAAAGACATTAGGACAAACGGAGAATTCTACGTATGTCCAGTATTTAATGAAGCTATATCTGATGGAAAAAAAATTAGAGTAAAAAATATAGAAAAGATGTGGGGTATTGGAACTCCTGAAGATCTAAATTATTTCTTGGAGAACTACAAAAAATGAAATTAATTGCACATAGAGGAAATTATGTTGGTATCAATAGACATTTGGAGAATAACCCCGAATACATTAGGGAGGCTATAGGAAATGGCTACGATGTAGAGATAGATATTAGATTAGTTAATGAAACTTGGTACCTAGGTCATGATGAACCGCAATACGAGATTGATATAACCGATTATTTAGACGAAAGATACTGGCTCCACTGCAAAAATTCCGAAGCTTTTGAATCTTTATTCAACAAATATAACGTTGGTAATTTTTTTTGGCATCAGGAAGATAATTACACAATGACATCGTCAGGTTTAATATGGGCTTATCCTGGCGTTAAAAGATTGGATAACAGCGTTGTCTTATTCCCTAAATCTGCAGAAGATGTAATAAATGTATATGGCGTATGCGACAACGACTTTTCAAAGATAAAAACATGGATCTTGTAATTATTGGAGCTGGTGGACATTCTAAAGATTTAGAATACTTAGCTTATTCTGATAAGTATAATGATTGGAATATCATAGGATATTTAGATGACAATCTATCCTTAAATAATAACAATATAATCGGCAATATATCTATTGTTAATTCCTTATTAGAAAAATATCCTAACTTAAAATATACTATAGCAATTAATTCTTCTAAGATAAGAAAAAATGTAGAATCAAATATACAAAGAATAGATCGAGCAGCAAACCTTATCCATGAAACAGCTGTAATCGGAACCCATTGTCAGTATGGTAACGGGCTAACCATGGGTCCATATTCAGTACTGACAACCAAAGTTACGCTTGGTATACACGTGCACATAAATACAGCAGCATCTATAAATCAATCTAGTTCGATAGGAGATTTCTGTACCGTCAGTCCTGGAGCTAGAATATGTGGAGACGTTAATGTTGGCGCACAAACTTCCATAGGAGCAGGTAGTGTTATTATCAACTTCAAAAATGTAGGTAGCAACTGTACACTGGGTGCTGGAACCGTGGTAATAGATAATATAAGCGATCACACAACTGTAGTCGGAGTGCCCGGTAGGGAAATAAAGAAGTTTGGCGAATATATTTAAGCTAGATTAGTTACTATATTGTTGTTAAATATTATGTAAGGAGTAAGTCATGGCCGGAAAAAAGCCCGCAAAGAAAAATGTATCCAATACACCCGTAGCTACTCTAAAGGTAGAGCAACCAGGTAAGCCAGTATTATATGTTGGATTAAAAGGTGTTTCCTTTACTTGTCCAACATGTAGTCGTCAACTCCAGCGAGGTATGGTTTACGAGCATAATAATCAAAAATTTTGTTCAAGAAATTGTATCAAGTAATATACAGCAATGTTTTTCCCTGCGCAAGAGTTTGAGCCAGAGTATGTACCAAAAGTTGGACTAACGCCATTTGAAGTTTCAAAAACAGTTTCCCATAAAGGTACTCCAATATTTCAATTGACAGATACAGCCGATATGGCTAGTGATGATTTATTGAAATATCTTTCAGGATTAGATCCAAGAATTCTTGAGAATATGCCACAAGAAGTAATGGATGAGATTAATTCTGGGAATATAAGCCATATTTTTCAAACTGATCCATCTACATCCCAAAAATATTTAGACATGACTCCTTCTGAGCAAAAAGCTCTTGAAGGCAAAGGGTCCATATACCTCAGAACAAAAGAGGGAAGAACAGCTAGATTTAAGCTTCCAGAAATATCTGACGGAGATGCTGGATGGAATGCCAATAAGGGTAATTCCATTTTTATGGATCAAACAATTTATGATACTACAGAAAATACAAGAAGCTTATCTGCAGCTGAAGCGCTTAAAAAAAATGTTCAAAGAGGAGAAAGGGCTGCAGAAACTGTAGATGAAAAAATATTAAGATCTAATGTGGTCGAAGAGATTTTATCTGGTTCAAAAACTTTAACTGGCGCTGGCTCAGGAGTTGCCGTCCCTACCGCTACAGTGACTACTGGTCCAACCCCAGGAGCTGTTCCTTCGGGTCCTACGGTAACAACTGGACCTACACCCGGAGCAGTTCCTCCAACACCTACGGTAACAACTGGGCCTACGCCCGGAGCAGTTCCTCCAACACCTACAGTAACAACTGGGCCAACTCTACCTAAGAAACCAATTGGCAGACCTGTTATATCAGCTAATACTACTGCTCCAACACCAACTGCTGCTGGAGCTCAGCAAACAGCACAAGCTACAACTCAATCAGGAAATGCAACCCCACCACCAAAGGCTACAATACACTCCAATGCCCCAACGCCACCAAGGCCGTCTAGTGGTGCACCGGCAAAAGCACCTGGGAAAATGAGAGCATTAGCTGATGATGTTTCAGCAGCGGTGACCAAAGGTCCAAACGGTGCCAGAAATTTAAAGATGCTTGGCATAGCTGGTGCTCTTGGTGTAGCTGGTTTTGGTTTATCTCGTGGCACTCGTTCTGTCCAAGATGAAAATGAAACAAATCAAAGATTAGAAATGCAGCGCAGAGGAATTATATAGTATAATATCGTTACTATACGTATTAAATCTAAATAGGAGAATATCATATGTCAATTTATTGGTTAGCTGAATTTTTAGAAAAAATGGAAAGCAAACTTCCACCCGCTGAAGAAGAATATGTTCAAGCCATGATAGGTATTGTATCTAGATACGGTAAGCTCGCCAATGGCGATGGTAATGGCATATGGGTTGGATATGTTCCAGGCACCGAAAATGACAACCTAACTATAGGTGTCAAATGTGGTAATTGCGCACTTTATGAAGGTAATGGTGTTTGCAAGATTGTAGCTCAAACAGTCGAAGATAATGGTTACTGCAGACTTGCTGCTATTCCAGATGGCGTAGTAAAAGGTGGCACAAGAGATGAGTAATTATTGGTTATCAGAATATTCTAATGGCGATGATGAGGAAATGCCAGAAGACGAGATGCCCGAGGAAGAACCTGAGGATGAAGAGGATCCAGATGACCCTGAGGAAAAATTAAATCCTCGTCAAAAATTGATGTACGACCAATACGAACAATTGGTTGAAATGTTTGGAAAGTTTGATCAAACTTCAAAGGCAAACGGTGCACATTATGCTCCAGCCAAAGCTAATCCTTTTATTAAGCAGGGGATGATTTGTTCTAACTGCGTATTTTTTATGGGTGGTCAGGGATGTGAAATAGTAGCTGGCAAGGTTGAAGCTAACGCAATTTGCAAACTGTGGATTATTCCAGAAGATTTGATTAAATAATCAATCAGAATCTTCTGATTCCTTTTTAATCACAGCTCCAAGAAGAACAACAGCTAACGTAATAGCGCTGATCTTAATTCCCCAACTCTGTATATCGCCAGACAAAGTTATAAGAACCAATATAGTTCCAGCTATTGTCCAAGCCTGTTCGTAAAGTGCAGCTATTAATTTAGTCATAAATTTTTTCATTATTATATCTCCCTGTTATTATCTTCTTCTTGGAGCTCCAGCTACTGGAGCAACGGCTATAACTGCACCAGCAGCTATGACCGCTCTTCTTTGTCCTACATTTATGCTGGAACCCAGAGGCACATAAGTATTTAAGCTTCCGGAACCAAATATATTTATTTCTTCTTCAAATGAAGAACGCACTTCTTCTGGAGCATCTTGCACCGCAGCAATAATTTCCAAAGCTTGCTCTTCTGTTATTTCATCTATTGGAATTTCAGCAAAGATCTCAGCTGCTTGATCTCCGTCGATAGAAGATAGTACCTCTTCACTTGTAGCAATCTCAGTTGCTTGATCCTCTGTTATTCCATTTTCAATAATTGCATCGACTGCTTCTTGGACTTGCTCATCAGTGACTGTATCACTACTTAAGACATCAACTAGTTCTTCGAATTGTTCATCACTTAATGGCTGATCTAAGACGGCATCAATGACTGCAGTAAACTCTTCGTCACTCAGTGGTTCTTCAAACACGGTATCAAGCACTTCAGCAAACGCTTCATCGCTTAGCTCTTCTGCAAACACTTGATCAATAACCTCTGTGAACTGCTCTTCCGATAGGTCACCAGATAATAGTTCTGTAGCTGCAGCAACTAATTCTTCTTCATTATCAGCTGAAGTTAAAATTTCATCTACGGCATTAGAAAATTCTTCTTCAGTTAAATCTCCAGATAAAATCTCATCCACTTGATCAGATATTTCTTCCGGAATTACAGTCTCAGGCTCTGGCTCTGGCTCTATAACTTCTGGCTCAGGGATAATAATTTCTGGCTCTGTAGTTTCCGGCTCTATAACTTCCGGCTCTATAACTTCTGGTTCTACAACTTCTGGTTCAGTATCAACCACTGGTGGTTCTGTATCTGGAGGAATAACTACAGGAGGAATTGTTTCCGGCTCAGTTGTAGTAGTTGTTTCTGGTTCCGGCTCAGTTGTAGTTGTGGGCTCTGGCTCTGGCTCAGTTGTGGTGGTGGTTTCTGGCTCGGGCTCAGTGGTAGTTGTTGTGGCGGGAGTTGGGTCAAGAACAGTTACATCAACAGTTACTTCAGGTCCATAGGCACAAGGACCCACTCCTTCTGAGCTAAAACAACTTTGATTTCCCGCTTTAATGCCAAAGCGAACAGGTCCAAATCCAGTAGTTCCAGAAAACATATAATCAGCAAGTGAGTAATTGGTTCCCTGGTCAGTCCAAACCCCCCAACCATTCAATGTGGTTCCGCCAATTTCGTCAAGGTCGTAGAAACTAACCGAGTAAGCGTAGATATCAACATTGCTTGCTGTTGGCGCGTCCCAATCTAAGTCCACACTCCCATCCTGGTTAGCTACTGCTGTCAAGTTTTCAACCGCATTAAAGTAGGGAGGAAGAGTAGTTGTTGTAGTTGTAGGTGTAGGTGTTTCGCCGGAAGTACCAAGAATACGAATGTAATACCCGCACCAACTACTACCCCAGGTATAGGTTGAGACGCCATTTGCAGTGCTACCTGCGTAGGACGGGTAGTTGTCTACTAGATATGGTTCAATGATCGCGGTTTCGCCAACGTCAATTAAACCAGCGTGAACGGCAGCTGAAGAAAACGTTGAGTCATCTGTGTAGGGGTTGGAACCCCAGATCGCGCCACCAGAAGTTCCGGTGACAGTAAAGGCTTGATATGGACCGCAGCCATTATTGCCGGGAGTAAAAGGCAGTGGTGCCGGAGTGATAGATAAATTTACATTGTCAATGCTTGGACCGTAGTGCCCACTCCAAAAACCTTTGTCCATACCACTAAAGGTTATTGTAGCGGTTGTTGCACTTTGCGGAATGGTAATGGACAGGCTGAAGTTTTCAAGATCATGAGCAACAGATCTAGTAACTGTGGCTGAGGCGGGAGAAGGGGAATTAGAAGATAGCGTTGCTGTCCAGGTGTCTGATATAACACCTTGGCCTACGCTATTTGTCAGGCTATTATCAACAGCAAATGAAAGAGTTACAGTATCCCCTGGTGTAACAGTGATAGCTTGAAATACTTCGCCGGTCTGATAGGAAAATCGCAAAGCGCCATTAAATAAAACTCCAGAGCCTCCATTTTGAGAGACAGTCCATCCGGAGGATCCATTAAAATCTCCGTTGACCAATAAGTTACTTGCCTGCGCGCTGGATAGTGGTGCAAAAAAGCCAACAATAGCGATGCTAATTGTGGAAAACCTAAATAAGTTACTAATAAAATTCCGCATGATAAAGACTCCCATCCTCGATAAAATAGTAAGACTAAAGCGGCTAAATAAAAGCATAGATTGTTGACACACTAGATATTATTGTGATAATATATAAATATATTTTATTGACATTGAGGTTTAAATGATTTCTATTTGTACACCAACTTATAATACTGATTCAAGTATTCTAGCTAGAACTTGGGCAAGTCTTAAATCTCAGACCTATACCAATTGGGAGTGGGTCGTTTGGGACGACTCTACCAATAATGATACATGGAGTCAAATTTATGGTTTAGCATCTGATGAAAGATTTAGATTGATGGCGCATAAATCACATGTGCACTCCGGAAGTATTGGCAGAGTAAAACGCCAGTGTATGATGGCAGCCGAGGGCGACATTTTAGTTGAATTAGATCATGATGATGAGTTAACACCTGATGCTCTGCAATTAATTGTTGACGCATTTGAGGATCCAGAAGTTGGTTTTGTTTATTCTGATTGGTGTGAAATTTTACCTGATGGTCAATCAGGAAGATATCCTGATGGTTGGGCTTTTGGCTATGGTTCAGACTACTGGAATGAAGAACATCAAGTCTGGACAATGCGCGCTCCAGAAGTTAATGCCACTACTATTAGACATATCGTTTCAGCACCTAATCACATTCGTGCATGGCGAGCAAATGTGTATAGAGAATTAAATGGACATGATCCTCGTTTTACTGTAGCGGATGATTTTGATTTAGTTGTTAGAACTTTTTTAATTAGTAAATTTAAATATATACCTAAAATGATCTACAAGCAGCACATCGGTCCATCAACAGCTCAGCGCACACGCAACGGCTTAATTCAACATAACGTTGCAGAAATCTCAGCTAAATACGATCATCTGATTACTGAACGTTTTGAATATTTAGATTCTTGTTCTGGCGCAAAAGAATAAAAAATGTTACTATTAACATAAGCGCTTATTTTATATTCCTATAGAGGTTTTTACATGGCTAATACTATTTTAGTTAAGAATTCTGGTACAATTACGTCCGTACCCAGTTCTATGACTCATGGAGAACTAGCATTAAATTACGCAGATGGTAAATTATTTTATAAAAACACATCTAATGTAATTGTTGGCGCTAAATTAATTACTGGAATCTCTGGCACTACAGATCAAATTACAGTAACTGAAACATCTGGCTCTTTTGCCATTAGCCTTCCTTCGACGGTTAAACTAACTACTCTATTTATTGATAATATAGAAGTAGATACAACTGGTGCAACAAGTGGTCAATCATTGGTCTATGATGGATCAAAGTTTGCTCCGTCAAGCATAACTGGCCCTCAGGGTGCACAAGGAAGTCAAGGACCTCAAGGAGCGACTGGTAGTCAAGGGGCAACTGGTCCCCAAGGCGCCCAAGGCGCCCAAGGTGCTACTGGACCAAGCGCAAATATTTCAGCAACAAATACAGTCGTTGCTGGAAAGTTGTCTGGTGACCAGTCAATTGCAAGCAACACCAATGATGTTCTCATTTCTTTTGTTGATGACTTTGACCCTAACAACTGGTGGGGTGCAACTACTAAACAATTCACGCCAACAATTGCGGGATATTACAATGTTTCACTTCATGCATGGTGGACCGCTGCTGGAGTAACAACAAATCAATATAATATTCAGATTAGAAAAAATGGTAATACTTCTGCAATTTTTCAAAATCAAACAGTAACAGGTGCAGGTCTTTCACAGGGTGGAAGTAGGGTTATTTACCTAAATGGAACTACTGATTATTTAGATTTTACCGCATATAATGGAGACTCTTCTTCTAGAAGCCTTCAGTGGGGCGGAGCAGGTCAAGGAACATGGTTCTCTGCTGCTTTAATGACTACAGGCGTTGGTGCAACTGGTTCTCAGGGTCCACAGGGGCCTCAAGGAGACGTTGGCACACAGGGAGCACAGGGAGCACAAGGTGCCACTGGAGCCCAGGGTTCTATCGGACCTCAAGGTAATACTGGTCCTCAAGGGGACATCGGACCTCAAGGTTCAACCGGACCTCAAGGGTCCGTTGGTCCACAAGGGGCTACTGGAGCCCAAGGTGCCACAGGCACCCAAGGCCCCCAAGGAGCTGTAGGGGCACAAGGAGATATTGGCCCCCAAGGGTCTACGGGCCCACAAGGTGCACAAGGCGCAACTGGATCACAGGGTCCTCAGGGCGCTACCGGCGCCCAAGGGGCAACAGGGCCCCAGGGCGCAACAGGGCCCCAAGGTAGCCAAGGTCCAGTCGGTGGAGATGGTCCACAGGGTGACGTTGGCCCTCAAGGCGCTACTGGCCCTCAGGGAGCAACAGGGGCTCAGGGTCCACAAGGGGCTACCGGAGCACAAGGTACAACAGGAGCACAAGGTGCTACAGGGGCCCAAGGAGCTCAAGGCCCTCAGGGAGATATAGGTCCTCAAGGTGCTACTGGTACCCAGGGAGCTACTGGTGCCCAAGGCGCCACAGGAGCGCAAGGTGACACCGGACCACAGGGTTCGACTGGGCCACAAGGAGATGTGGGCCCCCAAGGTGCAGTTGGCTCACAGGGAGCTCAAGGTGCAACGGGTCCCCAGGGTGCCACTGGTCCACAAGGCTCGACTGGGCCCCAAGGTGCCACTGGAGCACAAGGAGATACTGGACCCCAAGGTGCAACTGGTTCTCAAGGTGCAACAGGTCCTCAAGGACCGCAAGGAGCTACTGGCTCTCAAGGCACACAAGGAGCCCAGGGTTCACAAGGGCCACAAGGCCCAGTCGGAAACCTTAACTCACACGAATCAGTAAAAACCGCTACAAATGCAGCCCTTCCCAACTCTCCTACATACACTGTTGGTACTGCTGATGACAATAATGGAACTGGCGATGGCGCGTATCTTCAAGCATCAACATTTGGTGCTCTTGTTGTTGACTCGCGTACTGTTGTTGCCAACGACAGAGTTCTCGTTAAAAATCAAATTAACCAAATCCATAACGGTATCTATGTTGTAACAACAGTTGGTGACGGCTCTACATATTGGCGACTAACTCGTACCTCCGACTTTGACAATACCGATGGTACAGAAGTTCAAAACGGTGACTATGTTTTTGTTTCGCTAGGAACAGCAAATACAGGTACATCTTGGATGATGAACTCACTCGGTACGAATCCAGGCAATTCAATAATTATCGGAACAGACGGAATGAACTGGGTTAATGTTGGTGGTGCTGGTCCACAAGGTGCTCAAGGACCGCAAGGTGCTGGTGGAACAATTGCGTACTGGGGTTCTTTTTGGTCAAATCAAGATCAAACCGCAGTAGCTGCAAATACAGCTTATGCAATAACTTATGATAATTATGATTCTAATAATTTTGGAGTAACACTTTCTAATAACTCAAGAATTAATTTCGGTTATGCTGGTGTATATTCTTTGACTTTCTCAGTCCAATGGGCAAACAGTAGTAATCAGATTCATGATGCAAATATCTGGTTTAAGAAGAATGGTTCTAATATTCCTGACTCAGATAGCCGATGGAGTGTTGTTGAAAGCCATGGTGGAATAGATGGTAGGGCCATAGGTACAGTTAACTTTGTCTTAAGCCTCAATGCTAATGACTATATTGAGCTGTTTTGGCAAACAACAAATACTAGTATATCACTTGATTATTTTCCAGCAGTTTCTCCAGCACCAGCAATTCCTTCTATTATATTTACCGCTGTTCAGGTTACCTATACACAACTTGGGCCTCAAGGGCCCCAAGGTGCAACAGGTTCTCAGGGGGCAACTGGACCCCAGGGCGCTACAGGTACTCAAGGTGCTACTGGAGCTCAGGGAGCCACAGGTGCCCAAGGAGATACAGGACCGCAAGGTTCAACAGGCGCTCAAGGTCCAATTGGACCTCAGGGTGACACTGGACCTCAGGGCCCTCAGGGATCTGTTGGCCCTCAAGGAGCCACTGGTCCTCAAGGAGCCACAGGTGCCCAAGGTGCAACTGGCCCACAAGGAGATGTCGGGCCCCAAGGTGCTACAGGTGCCCAGGGTGCAACCGGACCACAGGGGGCACAGGGAGCCACAGGTCCTCAGGGCGCAACAGGCGCCCAAGGTGCTACTGGCGCTCAAGGAGATGTTGGTCCACAGGGTTCCGTGGGTCCACAGGGACCACAAGGTTCTGTTGGACCTCAAGGTGAAACGGGGTCACAAGGATCTGCTGGACCCCAAGGTGCAACTGGCCCTCAAGGTTCCACCGGCCCACAGGGCGATATGGGTCCCCAAGGAAGTACTGGACCACAGGGGCCTCAAGGCGCAACTGGACCACAAGGTCCAGAAGGACCAACTGGTTCAATCGACGATTTGTCTGATGTTGCAATCACAATGCCTTCAGGAGCACAATTCCTTAAATATAATTCTGGAACATGGGTTAACAGTACGATTACTTTAGGTACTGATACTGATGGAAATTATGTATCAGGCGTAACTGCTGGTACAGGAATTTCAGTTAGCCATACACCATCTGAGGGATCTTCCGCATCAATATCATTATCTAATACTAGTATTTCGCTAAATGGAACATCTATTTCTTTAACTAGTGCGGGATCACAAACAGTAACAGCCGATGCGGGCACCTTAACTGGGACAACATTAAACTCAACTGTTGTTTCTTCTAGTTTAACTTCTGTTGGAACAGTTACCAGTGGAACATGGAATGGTGCAACAATAGCAGTTGCTAACGGAGGAACTGGCGCAACCGATACCGCTACAGCAAGAAGTAATCTAGGTCTTGCTATTGGAACAAATGTTCAGGCCTATGATGTAGAGCTCGCTGCGCTTGCTGGCTTAACTTCAGCGGCAGATAAATTACCATATTTTACTGGGTCTGGCACCGCCTCACTTGCTGATTTCACAAGTGCTGCTAGATCTGTGCTGGACGATGCATCTACATCTGATATGCGTACCACCTTAGGTCTTGCTATTGGCGTCGATGTACAAGCTTATAATTCCACATTAGCTGCAGTTGCTGGTGGAACCTATACTGGCGCAACATCTATTACGACACTAGGTACTGTTGTTACAGGAACTTGGAATGGCGGAACTGTAGCTATTGGTCATGGTGGAACTGGAGCTACAACAGCAGGTGATGCGCGTACTAATCTAGGTGTTGGTACAGCAGATAGTCCTTCATTCGCTGGAATAACCGCAGATGCAGTACAAGTTGGCATTACATCGGCAAACACTATTGACACAACGTCTGGTGGTCTTACGATTGATTCTGCTAGCGGCACAACAACTGTTAGTGATAATTTAATTGTTTCAGGCGACTTAACTGTTAATGGCACTACCATTACTGTTAACTCAACTATAGTCACAGTAGATGATCCAATTATTACTCTTGGTGGCGACACAGCTCCTAGCTCAGATGATAATAAAGATAGAGGAGTTGAATTCCGTTGGCATAATGGTTCAGCGGCAAAAGTTGGATTCTTTGGCTATGACGATTCAACTGGTAAGTTTACATTTATACCAGATGCCACGAACTCTTCTGAAGTATTCTCGGGCACCTTAGGTACGATAGATGTTGGAGCTATCCATATCAATGGATCGCAGATAGCTGCAACAAGCTTAAGCAACGGTACTACGGGAACTGGTTCTATTGTTTTAGCAACTCAACCTACTCTTGCCACTGGAATTAATGTAACTGACGTTGCAACAACAATCAGCGCAAACAGTACGGCAACAACTATAGATACAACTGCAGTCTCGGGCACTGAGTGTGTCGAGTACACCTTAAGACTTACCCAGGGAAGTAAGCGTAGAGTTTCAAAGGTTCTTGTACACCTAAATAGCGCAGGTACTGATGTAGACCATGTTGAGTATGCGGTAATTGAGACAGGCGGAGCAATAAGTGGCGTGAGCGTAACATCTACTGTCTCTGGTGGAGATATATTATTAAGAGCACAAGCCAGTGATGCATCATCGACAAATGTGACAGCTAAAGTTATTAAGGTAGTGATGCAGTAATGGCTCAGTCATCGTTCAAAATTTCCGATAATCTCAATGTTGATGGCCGAATAGTGGATCTACAAGGAACTACTACAAGTGGTCAAGTTTTAACATATTCATCCTCAACATCTACTTTTACGCCATCCTTACAAACACCGGTTGGTACAGTAGTAATGTACGGTGGTAGCACAGTGCCAACAGGATGGCTTCTTTGTGATGGTGGGGTTTATAATATTTCTTCTTATACTTCTTTAGGTAATCTTCTGCTTTCACGATATGGTGGAAATGGGACTACTACATTTGCTGTCCCAAATTTTGTTAGCCGTATTCCAATTGCTACCACTATTGCATCAAATCCTGCCACATCTTCTACAAGCAGTTCCGATACATATAATCACTCCCACAGTGCCACTTACGGCACTGACGGCACTACTGTATCATTGGCTCACAGCCATAACTCCACAGCTGGACCTAGTGCGGACCATAACCACTCCCTTAACTCTGATAAAGGAAACCATAGCCATGGGGGTAATACTTCAGGTGGGGGCGCATCCCATACTCACAACCTAGGGTATAAGATGGGAAACGTTACGCAGGCAACAGGTGCGTCAGATAGTAACCATACTCACGGATATAGTACAAATAACGCTAATCACTACCACAACAATGCGGCAAATAGTGCGAATCATACTCATGGCTCATCAGACGCCACATCTCTTAGTCATTCTCATTCACATAACAGTGTCACATTAGTGACAGCAAATCAAACTACGAGCATAGGTAGCCATAGTCACTCTACATTCACTATTATGCGGACACTTTTTATCATAAAGACGTGATACACAATGACATCTTCTAATTTTATTATTCCAACAACATTGACAACTGCGGGTGTTCTTGTCGATCCAAGTAGTGTTGTGGATGGTGCAGCTCTTATGTACAAAACAGCCAGTGGAGCTTTTGTGGCAACAGAACGCGCTGTGCCAGTTGGCACTATTAGAATGTATGTAAGCGCAAGTACTCCAACTAATTATATTATATGCAATGGGCAGTCATTAAATACCTATACCTATAGAACCCTTCACGCTGTAATTTCAAACAAATATGGCGGAACTGCTTATTCGGCAGGGACTACTGACCAGTCAGGCGCTGTCACGACGTTTAATCTTCCAAACTTGATAAATACCGTATTGCCATATGCTAGCAACGCAAACACTTCTCTGGCAACATCAATGAGCATAGGATCAACTTCAATTAACATTGACCATAGCCACTCATTTCCAATAACTTTGACGTCTGGCTCAGGGGCTACTTCGCATAACCATACGTCAACCGCTGGCAACTCTGCTAATCATACACATACTTGGTCGGATGCGACTCAGACCGGTGGTGGCCACACTCACAATATTCAGGGAACCTCAACTTCACACGACCACGTATTCGCAAGAAGTAATGCAGGTGGAAATGACACTACCGGCAACGCCTCTGCTAATCACAGCCACGGTATAACAGCTCCAGGCTCAAATCATAACCATAATGCAAACTCTGGTGATGGTCATGGACATTCAACAAGTAATGATGGTGGCAATCATTCTTCGCACAACTATCAAATGACAAGCAATGCTGCGACACTTTCCCATTCTCATGTCAGTAACTCTGTTACTGGAATTTGGTTTTACATAAGGTATCAGTAATGGCTGAATCAACATTCAATACACCTTCTACACTAAATATTGACTCAATTGAGGTAGATATTTCTTCCCCCGTAGATAGCCAAGTAATTGTTTATAACGGGACAAAGTTCGTATCCACATATCATGTACCTGTTGGCACTATAGAGATGTGGGGCGGACTATCGACTAATGTCCCATATGGTTGGCTTCTTTGTGATGGTCAGCAAGTATCATCATCATCTCCTCTTGGTTCAGTACTTGGTACTAGATATAATACTGGTGGCGAAACGGGAGGTAATGTTCGAGTGCCAAATATGTCTGCCGTTATACCGATGGGTATAACTAGTGGGGCAAATGCAGGAACATCAAATTTCAGCTATGCAGATGCAAACGTAGCTCACACTCACGCGAGCTTTACATCAAGCACTGCCAATACAAACTCAGATGGAACAAACCATGCACATAACTATGCAGATGGTGGTTCACACAACCATTCAACCAGTTCTGCAGACTTTGGCCATACCCACAATACAGGCAGTCCATCAAATACGCATACTCACAATACACAAGGCGCAAATGCGGCGTTTGCAAATACTGGTTTTACCGCTCACCTAGCCGTGAACCACGGTAACACGAACTCAGACAGCGGTTTGCACTCACACGCTACTGGAAACCAAAATGCTAATCATAGTCATAACGTTTCTGGTAATAGCAATTCGACTTCGCACACTCACACCTGGCCAGCAAATGCGACGAGTCAAACAACTTCAGGTGCTGGCTCGCATAACCACACTGTTACAGTTGTATCTATATGTTTTATAATTAAGTCATAGGAGTAATTATGTTAGAATTTCACCCAATGCATGAGTACGGTATCGGATATTACTTTCGAGAAATAGGAATAACGGATCAAAAGGGTTTCTTTGCCTTCGTACGAGCAATTAAAAACTTTAGGTTTGAAGCAGAGCACGATGCGCAAAAGAACGTTGATTTCAACCGATGCGACAACTCAGCTCCAAGAGACCTAGTTCTACCAAGCGGTTTTCATGAATGGAACTATGATACTGAAAGATGTTCATGTGGCTCTTCTGAAAAGCCAATCGGGACCACTAACTCTCACCGTGTGTTTCTAACCTCATGTAGAGTCTTCCGTATCCCCGTGCAAACATACGGAGGTTTCATCACATATTTAGAGTATAATGAAACAGATAAAGAAGCTGATGACATGCTGACTTTTGAATGTAGTGGGAGAACGTTGCAGGAGGTCTTTCGGTGCATACTAGAGTGGCAGTGGGTTCATCTTAACATGGGAAACAATGAACTTGTGGCCGTCGCAGCGAACGATTTTATTAATACCATAAACCCGCCCGATGAGATTATCGACTGGTTGTGGTCGGAAGTGCCGGATCAGCATGTTGCAAAATATTTACGCGGTATTCCAAATCCTCGTAATAGAAATCCAATAGAATCAACTCCTGATATGACTACTAGATTTAATCTATGGATTGAAGAGCACATGGTCCATTCTGCGCCTATTTGGCCATACGGGCCGAGGTGAGTTATGGAAATTTCTCACTATAACTATGTGTATGCGGTCGTTCATGACTTGTCTACGGTTCGTTCAAATGAGTTTACGAAAGTTGAATATGATGAATTAACCTTGGTCAATACAGCGGGCAACAGACTGATTCCAAGAGATATGTATGGTGTTTTCATAGATGAACGAGGCAATATATTTTTGGGAATTACCGATATTCTAAAGACATATAATATGATATTAAATTATCAAAGCACTGAATACTATATCAACTATGTTCACTATCAAGAGGTAAGTCATCTTCTAGAATGGGAACCACAGACGGTTAACGGATTCTTTAAATTTATGGATTCAAAACCCGCCGGTAGACTTAATTCCGATAGGTGTGATGCTGCGAGGAATGGCCCCTCTGTGTTCATAAGAGATGGTCAAGTGCCAATCGGTACAGCTGTCAATAGTCTTCGCCCAATGTCCCTTGATGATCTTGAAGTTTATTTTTCTTTACTTTCCGTTGATGGTATAGCTCATCTAATTTACGTGAAATATTTTGAAGGTCAAAACGATTCAAATGAAGAATTTGAGACAAATGAAAGTGATCTTCCAACGGCATCTAGAAGTATATTTCCTTTACTTAAGCTTCTTCTTGAGTGGGAATCTATGACAAATGACCCTTGGAATTCAACTGAAGAAGTTGCAGTAGCATGTAAAATATTCTTTCAAAAACTTGGCATAACGGAACAAATAAGAAATGAAATAAACTCAAATAATGGACCAATGCATGTTTATAGGTATCTTCGTGGCGATACAGATGCTAGAATGCAACCAGCAGTTTCTGAACTTGGCGCTATGACTAGTCTAACAAAAATATGGCTGAAAACGAAGATGCTCTATCCAAACATAACAACCTTTTATCGGGCAATTTCAAACTAAAAAATATATGGAGATAGAACAAATGAACATTCATGATTATGGGAATGGTATCATTTTTTATGACAATGGACTTAGTGATCAATTGTGCGATACTATTTGGTCATTTTACTACGATAATTTAGAATTTACTAAGCCGGGTGTCACAATCTCCGGAAAGCCACTAACTCCTTCTGGTGAGCGTTGGAAAAATACAATAGATCAAGAAGGTTACTGGAATGACCCGGGAATTGACTTGTCTATTAAGGCCGAACGCTCTAGAATTGATGAGTTAATATATCAAGAACTTCGTCCTGTGGTGTCAGCATATCTAGATTCTTTTAAATATCTTGGAGAAGCGCCTGGTGTTAATGATACAGGCTATCTATGGCAGATGTATGTAAAAGGCGATGGTTATTATCGCGAACATGTTGACGGACAGCAGTGGGTTTATCGAGTGCACCGTAGAATTTGTGGCATCGTTTGTTATGTTAATACAGTTGAAGATGGCGGAGAAACATACTTTGCCTATCAAGATTTAAAGATTAAACCAAAAAAAGGTGGAGTCGTTATTTTTCCGGCGCACTGGATGTATCCACATGAGTCACTTGTTCCTGAATCATCAGACAAATTAATTCTAAGTTCTTTCCTAGAATGTGAACCAGAGTTTCATGCACACCCGAATTGATTTTCAAAATTAAAAAAAACACCCAAAATGAATTTGGGCTTCAAAATTTTTTTCTGATTTTACCCTATATAGGGCTTTAGTCCATGGGTGGTCTGCGCACCTGCAAAGAGCCACTACGACCACCTAGTCCAAAAAGACCTTTTCTTGTGTCTGTTTTAAGGAAGTTTGGATTATCATAAGTTGTAGTAGAACCAAACATTCCGCCACGACCACGTGGACTTCTGGTAACCATTGTACTAGGGCTCATTGGGGCTCTTGGCATTCTCCTGGCCTGACCAGCGGTTTGGCCCATGAAATCGTTAATAGCCCTTCCTCCGCCACCACCGGGCGACATAACATCTTGAAATGCTCCCATCATTCTCATTCCAGCTCTTGACAATCTACTATTTCCAAAACCAGGCATTTCTTGTTCTCCTTGACTAATACTTGTTCATAATATAATCTATAGTAACGATATTTCCGTCAGTAAACTTTGCTATAAAGTCTATAATATGAATAGTATCGTCATTTTTATATGTTGTATAGAAATTGAGAAATCCGTGAAAATCCACATCTTTATATGGAGACAACTCCATGCTGCGCTTATCTGACCAGCTAAGTTCTCTGTATAAAAGTCTTCCTGAAGTAGATATTAAGTAACTGTCCATCATACAATGCAGATCTTTGCTCTGGAATTCGTGCCCGGGCGAAAATGACAACTCCTGGTCATCTACAATGATTTTGGGAAGATCATATTGTACATATATTGAATCAAACATTCCCATTTGGGGCCCCGATCTTAGGTCTATTTTTTTTTAATAATTAATAATTAGACTTATCTTTTTTGTATGTATAATAAAGAAATTAATTTTTTCCAAAGAAAAAGGAAGAAATAAAAATAAGACTTGTAGCTAGTAATAGGCCAGTAATAAAGTCAATCATTTTTGTCTATTTTCTGTTGATTTTCAATTTCTTTTCTGAACACAGAAGCTAAAGTTTTTATAAGTATAGTTGAGGAAAAAAGAATAGCTAAGAAAGTTAAAGTCATGCTAAATATATTGGGGGCTTGTTGAGCTATCATAATACCATCCTTTATATAAAGATAGTAATATTATATCATAAATACAGAGTATGAGTTTGATGAGCTATTGTTTCTTCGTCATCAATCATATTAAATTTATCAATACCAGGTATAATTCCCAAACGATGACCGTCATCCCAGTCAACATGAAGTGTGTCAAAATCGTCTATAAACGCTATGGTCCCAGTGGCACCTGATTCTATATCGGTGTAAGGATCCTCAATTTTAATTGCCCGAATTCTCTGGCCAATCTTGTAATTCTTTGAACGCTTCATTTTCTTTGGAAACAGCTTTCGCATCATGGTTAATATATTCTATACCGGTAATGTGGTCTGGATAAGCTGTCGCATACAAGGACATCGTTGTAGCCTCCCCCTCGGAGTCCGCTTCTACAACGAGTGTCCTTGTAATACGAACAATATATTTAGCCATAAATATCTTCCCTAAATTAGAGATTCAAGAAAGATAGTAACGGCAAATACATAATCAGCCAAGCATGACCCAAAGATCAAACATCTTTGTTGTCTCGTTGTAAAGAGAAGATGATGAAATGGTCAAGTTGTCTTTTTTGGCGCGCGTATACAAAGATACACGAAGCGAAGCAAGCTGCTGCTTTGAGGTAATCGGAATGTTCACATGGAACCATTCGTTACGATTGGTGATCAGCTCACTGTAAATGGTGCTGATAACAGGGTTGCGACGACGACCCTTACCACTGTTCATGGGGGGCTCACCTTTAATCCTGGTGAGGAGCTTTGTGGGCTCTGAGATTCCAAACTTACGGGGGTTTGACTCTATTTGAGTCTCAACACTGGGCTGAATAGCCATGTTCATTTCTCCTTGTTAAGGGGTTTGTCCATATGTTTTATTGCACTATAAGTTGTTAATTATAATTTACTAACTTGGGCAAGCAATTGTTTTAAAAGCCCTTTGATTTCTTTAAGCTCCTCAACTACATCTGAAAGTAAGTCAGATTGATTTTGGGAAGCCATTTCTTGAGAGCGATGACGCAACTCTTCATTTGCAGTTTTGGCATTTTCTCTGCCAATGTCTCTCCATGTTTTCATAAAATGTCCTTTTGTTGAGAGTTTCTTCTTTTCCATTCTTGAAGACTAATTACAAGTGGTTTTTCGATATAATAATCGTCTTCGGGAAAGTAATAACCATGTTTAATAATTACTGCAGGAGTACCTTGTGGATGATCAGAGTCATGACAAGCGTGATCTACTGAGACTTGTTCGCCAAATTGTCCGGCTGATTTAATACCTAATCTTTTCAAACCATGATCATAAAAAGTAATGTGCTCACGATAGATATCTTCAAAGAGATCACCTTTGCCAGGGTTGTCTTTGATTATCTCCAAGCCCATCTCTAAATTCTGATGCTGCTTAATGATAAAACGAATAACATCCCAACGAGCAACTCTGCATTCTGACTCAATATTTCGTCGTTCTCTTATAACTAAATCAATAACAGCATTCTTTAATTTTTGTATCTGCTGCTCTTGATTTTTTATTTGATCATTTGTAGAATCTAAAGCTTCAGATAAAAAAATATTTCGTTCTATAATTTCAGCGGTGTTGTTTGAGATAGCTGTAGTTGGATATTTTGGAAAAACCATTGCTTGGGCATCTTTTACACAAGAATCATTTGTGCAATAGCGATAAAGACGCTCTGGGTGAATATTGGGTTTACCACAGTAAACACAAGTAAGATATGTTTCAGTCATATTAGGAATTAATAGCCTCTGCGTATAATACATTATACTGATTAGCTAGCTTGATTATTTCTTCTTGCGGAGCATTAGAAGCAACAGCCATAGCTAGTTGAGATCCAAGAACACCAATTCTTTGCCATTTTTTGACTAAAAAATCAGGAGGTATTGGTTTTGGCTTTTCATATCTTGAAGGATATCTACTGTAGGCCATCAGTTATCTTCAAAGTTTTCTTTGTAAAAAAGAGCCATTTCATGGTCGATCTGCTTTCTGGTAACTTGCATGTCCCGAGCATCGATATACCAAAGTTTAAAATATTCTTCAGCAACAAATCTCCAACGATTAGCTTCTCTTTCCCAATATTTTACATCTTCTTGAGCACGAGAAACTGAAACTTGAAGATCTTGAATTATTGCGTGAGACTCATCCATTACTTGCTCTTATCAAGAAAGTTTTTGATAACAAATATATTACCTAAAATAAGAGTTGTTGCAAAAAAGAATCCGGTAAAAAAATTCATGTTAACTCCTAACCAAAGTTAATGTGATCTATATTATCTATTATAACACGCAAAGCTTCATCTTCTAAAGCTTGCCAAGCGTTTTGCCAATCTTGCCTTAAAAGAATAGCATTATTAGGGTCATTATCCCAAGCTTGAGAATAATGGTTTTCTATTTCGCAATAATTACTTATTACTTTGCGAATGCGCTGAAGTTCAAGGTTTTCTGTAGCTAATTGTTGTCGCAGTCGTTCAATCTCTTTAGCAGATGCTGTAAGTAAATGGTTTGGCCACGTAGATTCAGCGGCTGAACGCAACATATCTACAATGTCATCTTGATCGTCAGTCATTGCAGAGCTCCCAGTCTCCACACCACTCGTTACTTTCAACATGTGGCCACTTTGTACCTAGGCCTACGACAATAATTGGGGCATGCCTACGACATTCGTTTAACTTCTGTGCAGAATACGTTTCGTAATAAATGCAGTTAGAACAAGTGTTATTAACTGTGATTAATTGATTTTCATATTCTGGTTCTTCAATTGGTTCGCGAAACAAAAGTTCTCCTTTATAATGATTCATAATTATCAGTCATTATATTCGCTAACTAATTTAATAATCTGATTATGAAGATCAGCGACTTTTTCTACAGTAGACAAATCATTAGAATATCTAGTGTAAATCTGTAAAACTTGACGACAATAAGCTATGTCTCCTAGCATAGGAGTGACATTGTTATCGAAAGAATTTATCCATATCTGCAATGCATCTGCGAGAGCATTCATGATAATGTTAGAATCTTCTATTTGTATAAAATAATTTTTGTTGTTTTCTTCCAAAATAGAAACCTTATGGGTAAGAGCATTTATCATAGCTTGTTTCATAGCAAGATGATCCATCAGTAATCTTTTACCTTACGGTAGATGCTTCTACCCAGAGTAGCTATAGCGAAAAAAATAAATGATATATACACTATGAGTGGCATATCATTGAGAGATTTTTTTTTCATTTTCTTCCTCTAAATAAATTCTTTCAAGCCAGCGAAAACGGGCATCTGATGTATATTTGTGGTCATAACGATTAATAGGCCATTGATCTCTAGGTATAAGAGCAACTACAGCTTCTTCTGTTCCACAATCTGAACAAATTTCTTCATTAACAATACGAGAAATAGCGCCCATATATTTGCCAGGAGTAATATTATTAGGAATATAAGCTAGACATCTTGGGCATATTGGTTTGTTTAACATATTTGAAAACCGCCACAATCAAGTAAAAACTCTGAAAAGTTTGATATATTATCTAAACTAAGATGATATGATGTTTCAAAGTTAGGAATAGTACCAGTACCTTTGCACGAATGGCATTCTGGATTAGGATCTTTAGGTTGAGTTTTAGGAAAGGGTATTTCTCCATCGTGAACAAAAGACTCTAAAAGAGAAACGCCAGTACAATGACACGGCTGATTGGAAAGATTATCCAAATAATCTTGACGTTTATCTATGTATTCTTGAGCTTCACCAGACTCTATTGATTTGCGCAAAGCAAAACCAAGCTTGCGAGAATTAACAGAATTAAGACCATCACCATCATTACTGTGAGCGTACTTAACTTTATTGGCTATATCAGGAAGAACATGAATACAGTAATCCCACAAAGGGTGCCAATACCAAACATTGTTACGAAAATAGGATCCTTTTTCTGTTTTTGGATTCTTTCCGAAAACATCCATTCCCATGGTTACCTCCAGTGTTTTGCTCCGAGAGCAGGGCTCGAACCTGCGACCCGCTGATTAACAGTCAGCTGCTCTGCCAACTGAGCTATCTCGGATAGGGTTTACAATCAAGTTCAGCTGTATGAAAAAGAAATTTTCTTACGAGTAATATAAAACATTATTATGGAGATAAGAGTCTCCATAAGTTTAAGTATAGACTGAAACTCTTTAATACTTTTCATCAATTTAATCAAAAATAATTTAAGCTTTGACGAAAAGTCTTTGAGCATCTTTTTTCCTTTGTGAGGTTGTGTCTATTCAATTCTTTCCATAAGTTTAAGAGTAACCATATTTGGAGTGCATCTATGGGTTGGAACATCACTAATTCCAACAAGCATAGTGAGAATAGATCCGCATCCTGGACATTTCCATTTAGAACCTTTTTTAGTAGATTCTAACATATCTTGATAGTTGACTGGTTTAGGATGCAGCATGCTATGAACTTTGGAAACTGAAAGATCAGAAAGTTCAGAGGAGTTATTTTTGGGTGCAACTTGTGGTTCAGATATTTTTACTTCTGGCGGCGCAAGCTTTATAGCTGTGCTTTCCAAAGAAATGCACGCAGGGCAAAGTAGCGGTTTTCTTCCACGGAGTCTAGTTCTTTTCCAAGTGGAAGAGCAAGAAATGCAAGTAAGTTCTTCCTCCATAAGAATCCTTTAATTAACGAGAAAAGTTTATTTTTTCCTTTGATATTACCATAGCTTTAGGTATGTTTATGACCATACAAAAGTAATTATCTATAGTAACAGTAGAAGCTATAGTGTAATAATTTGATTTTCCATTGTCAGAAATAAGATAGCCTACAGTATGACAAATGTAGTCTTCTCTTTCTATGGAAGAACAATCATGCCAGTCATCAGTTTCGGAAAAAGCGTCTCTCCAAATAATATGGTAAACAGGGGCATCTTTTGTTAGTGATTTAATTTTATCTTTTTTAATAAAAGATTTTACTTTTTTTTCACTAACTTGCTCGATAGGTAATATATTTTCTGCGGATTGCTGAGGTTCTTCAATTCTCTTTGACATATTAGTCTCCTAGGATAATATAGCTATTAATGTATATTATACCAAAAAACTAATTAGTTTTGGTCAAAGAATCATAATTTACATAATAAGTTGTACCAAAGACAATTTTGGCTATATTATGGATTTCATCAGAGTTGCTGTAATAATCGCTGGGAGTTAAAAATAAAGTGTTTTTATGTCTGGCTTTGTTCTTGCTTTTTCGTCTCTTGCTCAATGTTCACCGGTCCAGACTGTTCGGATGCAAAAGATATTCTTTCAGAAGAATAAGTGTCTCTTATTGTGAGATTAAAATAATTACCCACAGAAGGGGCTGATATAAGAGATTCATAAACTTTTTTAGGAACTCTATGATAAGCCCAAATGGAGCCACTCTTAAATTCTATGACTAATGTCATAGCAAGCGAGCTCCATCCAATAGACTTTATAAAAGAACTATCTTTAGGTTCATTTATATAAATTGACATTAAGAATCCTATGGGTAGTTGTGCACAGTTTTAGTAGCATGATCAACGTAGAGTACTCTTTGATATATCTCAAATGGAGAAACATACTCACCATTAATAACTTTTACATCTTGACGAACTTGATATGTCAAACCATTAGACCAAGAAAAACCTTCAACAACATAACCTTGTTTTTTTCTCACGGCATAATATGGTGATGGAGAACCATCTTCCAACATTAAATAGCGGAAAGTAAAAAGAGGTATTGGAGAAAATAGATATTGACCAGTTTTGTCTTGAACTTTGCCAAAAAAGAGACAAAATTCAGACGACATTTTGTCAATCTCATCAAAAGTATATATATCTGGAGCACTATATCTGTAATGTAAATAGTTATTAAGATAGTTGTGCTGAAGATATAAGTATGATTCCTCTTCGTCTATATCAGACTCAACAAGATGCACAGTATGCAATGTTTTTATAAGAGGATCTATCATAATATCACTCGGATGAAATAATAAGTTTTACATATAAAGTTTTACGTTCAATAGCAGTAAGAAATTTTATAGCATTGTTGCGCCATTGATTTTCTTCAATAATATATTCTTCGATTTGATCTTGGGAAGCATAGTTATCACGCATATTTTTGATTTCAGCTTTAGTGTTTGCTTTGAATTGAGTAAGCTGAAGCTCTAGTTCCTTGCGAAGATTGCGAAGACAAAAAAGCCAAAGATCAAGATTATTAAAAAGTATAGTTTTTTCTTCAGAAGTGCAAGGCTTATTTTTTACGTCACGCAAAACTATATCTTGAAAAGATTTAAGATCACTATCGGTTAATTCAGATATGTGAGAAGTGCTCCATATATCAGTCATTTTTTACCTTACCGCTTATGAATAAAATCATAAGCTTGTTTTATGTCAATAGAAAAATGCTCTGGTGTATTACCACCAGACTTTAGTATATACATTGGGGAATATGTAACAAGTATTGGCCAATAGCCAAGCCACATTATATTTCCGCGAGTCTCTTTAATTTTTATTTGTGAACCAAAAAGAACAGATGCCGGAGTGGCGCCAAGGCAAAGGATCAACTTTGGATTTAACAATTGCAGTTCAAGATGAAGGTATGGAGAACAATTAATAACTTCCTGTTCTTCATACTTTCTTCTTACTGGACATCTATTGACATAAGTTAAACAAAGTTGATCTGAAGAAAATCCAGCTTCCTTGAAAGCATTAACCATTAAGGTTATTGCTTCAGGGGATATAGAAGGAGAATCAACAACTATAACTACATCTGGATTTTCCACATTCCATTTTGGTAGCTCAGGAACACTATCAATCTTGCATTTTCTACAATTTTTAGTTACGGTATGTAAATCTTTAATATTTGTAGAAATTTTTCTAGATAAAATATCAACACGAATATCATGAAAAAGTTGAGTAATTTCAGATATTGCCATTCTATTTTCTAGCCTAGAATAGATAAGAGATAAAATATCTGTTTCAGCAAAACCTAAATATGCTTCTGAGCTACCAAATGGATGATGATCTTCTTTTTGGGATAGGGCATTTTCGATAAGCTTTTGAAGATCTAGCTCATCGAAATCTTCCATCAGAAGCTCGAAGGAATAGAAGCGCTAGACTGAGGAGCTGAAGCCTTTGTAGCGCCATCGGCAGCTGGCTTTGCGGCTCTACCAGAATAGGTAAGGTGCTCAGCAACAATGACGATTCTGGAACGGGCCTGATCGTCCTGCTTCCAGCGCTCCTGAACAAGGCGTCCTACAATAGAAATTGTAGAGCCCTTCTTGAGCTTCGACTGGTCAATCTGAGTGCCAACAAAAGTGGCGTTCTTGCTGACAAATCCAGAGCTGTCCTTGAGGTAGTAAACTACATCAAAATAGCCAGAGTTATTGTCAGTATCCTTATCGGAACCAGAATAATCAACCCCTATTCTGAGCTTCAGTATCTTTCCGTTAACGAGTTCTGGATCTGCAACCAGTCCTCCTGTAATATTAATTAGGTTATTAGGGTCTATCATGGTTTCTCCTGTTCATTGGTTTCTATTGCTTTCTCAAAATGATCTACAATCTCTTTGAGATAATTAACTGATATTACTACAGCTTTTTCTGGACCATGTTCCATAATATTATGGTTGATCATGGAAACAAATAAATTGTAGATACCAGATTTAAGATCCATAATTATATCAGTAGGAATATAGTCTGGTTGTTCATCTATGAGAGAATATTTCTCATCTTCATTATTTTGCATTATTTAACTCTCTTTGATAGTGCGGTATCAATCATTTGACCTAAAGCTTTAATATCATTATAACCTTTATCATACAATATGGAAATAATAGGTTTAGGGTCAATATGGTTGTATGTAATTAATTGAAGATTAAAAACATCGTTGAGAGTATAAATTCTATAATTGTTTAAATCTCTACGAGGAGCAGGATACTTTTGGTTTTTTTCTCTGTTTGATACGGTGAGCGTAGTAACATTGAGAATTTGAGCAACCTCAGATCTTGTAAAGATTGGTTCTGAAGTGTATGTTTTAGTCAAATTTTTCTACCTTTATTTATGTTTATATAAATATATAGTAGCAAAAAATAAGAGATAATTCAAGTCAAATGAGAGAAGAAAGAGAAACAAAAACGTCAGAAATAACTTTATCTATTGAAGAATGATTCTGAAAAGTTGTTTCAGAGTTGTTAATAAAGTTCTTAACAGCCTCATCAAAATACAAAGGTGGAGACTGAAGAGAACGAAGATACTTGTAGTATCTATTCTCATTATAGTCATATAGATTTCCAGAATCTTCGGACTCTTCATGGGAAAGGCGAACATCATCAGGATCAATTCCGTAATGGTCAAAATAATCAAGAATTCTTGATGTGCCAATTTCTTGAATAGTTGAATGAACTCTTTCAGAGGTACAGGGATTCGGCCAAGGAATGGAAGATATATCATTAAGAGATATTTTCTCCCAAGCAGAAAAGACATGAGATATAAAAGAATAATCTATATAAAAAGTAAAAGGACTAATCGGTGAAGCGAGAGGATAAAATGGGTTAGCCGAAAATTCAGAGCGACGGTTAATTTGAAAAATGCATTCAGCAATGTTCATTGTAAGATCAAGGTTTGATCCAGAGTTCCATATCCAATTATATGCTGCGTTAACAACGCCAGAAACGCTATTATCATAGCGATTTATTTCTTCCATGCTATCAAACATAGGATTGCACAAAGTGGCATTATTATAAAAATTAAGAAGTGGTGGCAAATAAAGTCTTGAAGAAGAAAAGTCAGCACCCTGTAAAGAATGAGACATGAAGTACATAGCTATTTGATTGGGATAATGTACTCCATTAAAAACGGAATATGAAACAAAATAAACAGTCCAAGGAATTGGAAGTCTGTATATATAATTCTTAGAATTATCATAATCAATATTGTCAATAACAGCAGGGATTACTTGTATGTTATTATACGTAGGAGGACGTTCAAAGATAACAACTTTATTATCAATATGAATTAATCCCGGAGGAAGTATTCCAGTATCAAAATGAAGTAAAGAGTTATCATTTGATTTGTTTAGATAGTTGATAACAGGAGATATTAATTCGGGGGAAATATCTACAAAAAGAGAATTAACAGACAAACTATTGCGATAACAATCGTAGCCTATAGTATCTTCATAGTTGGGATGATTAAAAGAAAAGCTTCTATAAGAAGAGGAAATGTAATTAAAGTTTGACATATTCATCCTTAGAAACTACATCATACAATGCGGTTGATTGACAAGGGAAATAAAAATCGTTTTCAATATAAACTTTTAACATTTCCAAATAAAGATCATGAAGAGTCAGATCGGAAGAAGAAGGATTAACAAAATAGATTTTAGAATTTTCAAAATTATAAATAGGAATAGAAGAATTTTGAAGAGAATCTAAAACAGACTTATTAATATTAATAGGAATATCTCCATTACTTAAGTGGTTGTTAAGATAGTTCATAGGACTGTAAGCAACTGGAGAATTAACTAAAATAATATTAGTAGTATTGGAATCAAATTCCGCATAAGACATGTTTTTAGCGGAAATGGAACTGATTAAATTACGAATGTAAGAACTATCTAGAACACGATAATTCCTATGTTGAGACGTAATAGACTCAAAAGAAATAGGCTTAAAAGCAGAAGAATTATGATGATTTGATGCAAATATAGAATTGTCTTTATTCTTATCTATATCTTGATACATAAAATCTATTTCTTCAAGAAGAGCTAAAACCTCAGAAAGTGTAAAAGTAGAAATTATAGACAATATTGCATAATGAGAATATTCAGAAGGTAAATTAGTAAAAAACTTAGAAGGGGCAGATTTATATATGGAATATATCTTAGAGATTTTATTTAATCCTGCTTTTTCCATAGTTTCTTCATCTGGGGAAAAAAGTTTAATTAGATTAGGAATAGAAGAAAGAAATTTAGGATTAGGATTTTTAGCGTTAAGTTGGTGATAAAATTTATAAGTATAAAGATATAACCAAGCATTAGTGAGATCTGCATTCCAAGAACCAGCAAAAAACTCGTTGATCATATAGGAATACAATGAAGCAGGAGTTGTATTAGCGTTTTCTAATGGAAGGTCAGAGAGACTGCCGGAATAGCATATTCTTGAATCAGTATAAGTATTTGGAAGATATGTCGGATAGTAGTTATCGGACATTGAAGTCAAAGACTTATGAGAAAAATACATGTACTGAGATCCACCAGGATAATTTGGATTAAAGACATAGATTGTCCAAGGTATCCAAACAGTTTTTGGTGGAAGCTTTTTTTTATACGCAGAAGCACCGCCGGGCTTATAATCTACTATGGCTTGAAAAGGAGGACGCTCAACAAATATAGTGCCGTCAGAAGAAATGTATCTTGTTGCTATTGGATAAGCGGATTTAGGAATAAAAGATTGAAAAGACTCGTTATAAGATTTAGTTAAATCCTCGGTTGGAATTGAACATAAGCGAGAAATTTTAGCTTGCACTAAAGAAGGAGGAGAAAAAGGTGTTGAATTGTTATCCTTTTTTAGTTTATCAAATTTAACTTTATCTAAAGGATAAGCAGGAGAGAATATGCTATCTATTTCTTCAAGCACATGAGACTGAGTTGTGTACTGTGACTTGAAAGATTCTACAGTACAATAAACTGCAGCTCTATAACCAGTATTATTAGCAGCATGAACGTATGCATAATAGGAGCTAATACTGGCACTAGAAGAACTAGGATTATTATTATAATGAATCTCGTAAGAAGAGATATCTTCAGAATTAATTACTGAATAAAAAGAACTGCAAAATTGAGATTGGAAAGACATTTTAACCTGCCAATAGTGAAGTAATATAACTTTCTTTTTCTACATCTTTGTTTGAATCAGAAATTTCACTTTTTTCATTTTCGGAAATAGAATGAGAAGTAGATAGATAAGGATCAATATATTGAGTGTATATTGAAGTAGCTTCTTGTAGACACTCATCATAAGAAATAGTTGATGGATAATTTAAAGTATTAACAGACTGATTGAGTGTATCATTATTAATAATAAATACATGATTACCCGCAGCTGTTAATGAATGATTTAAGGAAAAGTTAATAGAAGAAGAAGAGTGAGAAGAGGCTATAGTATTTGAAAGTATCTCAGTCTTGATAGGAGAATAAAGTGGGCAAGAAGAAAAAGAATTAAAACTGCCACAAGAAGTAAAAGATTCACTAGCAAGTTTTGGATGAGAGCACGAATGAAAATCGCTAATAGTATTAGCATATTTATAGTGAGAAGATATAACTACAGGAACTGAATTGTCTGAAGATGTATGTGAATAATATTCACAAAGTGGAACATCTTGAGCAATAGTGGTGTAGTTAAAAAATGTAATTGTAGGAAATGACCAAGCTATAGAATTTGGATTAGTGGGAGATTTGCATACAGTAGCAAAAGATAAAATGGAGTGTGAATAGCCAATGGGAAGTTCGGTATTGGCAAAATCACCTTTGCCTAAATAGCGAGCATAAAGTTTGTTTAGGCTATTTGTAGCTTCAACTAAATTGACAAGAGAAAGGTTGCAGTATAATTCTCCGGAATTAAAATAATCTATAACAAAAGTTCCACCAGGTATAGATGAGTCATGATTAATAAAAAGATTAAGATCTAAAGGAGTATTTTCTGGAGAAATGTAAGGCTGTATAACAGCTTTGTATACATTGTTAGAATGGTGAGTAACGGGATAATTAGACATTGGTAAGCTCGCCTTTAGTGGTGAATTAGTAATAGTTTTAAAAGCTTTTTTAAAAGCTGAATCATCTATATCAACATTTGAAGGATTAAGAATAGCAGAAATGAGATTTTCTAAAGCTGTAGATTCTGATTTAATAGCAGAAAATTTATCAGAAAAAGAAATAAATTCATCAGACATAAATATCAGTACCAAGTAATAAGTTTGGAGTTTTGAATCTGCATAAGTAAATCTTCATTCTGCTGCTGAAGCTCGGAGCATTTAAGCTCTAAGGATTTAATGTAATCAATATAATACTGATTATCAGCAGAAGCATTAGAGAAGTTATCTATAACTTGATTAAGTATTTTAATATTATCTAAATTAGAAGCATTGTCGATGGAATTAAATAGTTCTTCAGTAAATGGTATATGATGTATAAGAACTATTGAGCCAGAAGCTTCACGAATAACATTAAATATTTTTAAGTTGTTATAAAATCTTTTGTAAAGAACATTGGGCAAAAAGGGATGAACTGTTTTGCGATAAGATGTTTTAGAACAAGTATAAAGATAAAAAGAATAAGAAGACTGAGATACTTCATTAATAATAGATGAATGAAGAGAATAAGTCTCAGCATAGAGTTGAACATTATCTGATGTAAGTTTTATTGGATTACTTGAAAAAATAGATGATTCAAAGTAATTAGATAAATGAGTCAAATCATTAAAACGATGTATTACGGTCATGAGATTACCTCTATGGAGTATAGTTCAACTTTGCCAGTTTTTATGAACTCTTGAAGAGTAGTTGAAGCTACGTGCAAAGACGTTATTGTTGGATAAATAGATTTAGCTAAAGGATATATTTGACTAAGATAAGTTATGTTTTGTAAAAGAAGTTTGGAATAACTATCTACAAACAATACGCAAGAAGAATCAGGCGTCTGAATCAGATAGCTTTTCTTCAGCCAAGTTGTTAACGGCTGAGGCAACTCTAGGATTTTCGTCAGCCAAGATTCCTTTTGATGCATTTTGCATTACCTCTAGCATTTGTTTGCGCGATTGCTGCAAAGTTTCATGAAAAGCTTTACGAGCTTCGTCAGTAGCAAAAGCAAGTTGCCCAACTAAAGCTTCAGTAAAAACTGCCTGCTCACCATAGCTAATAACAAGTGTAGCCACTTGCTTTTCAATGGATTCGACAGATGTTTCAAGAGTCTTGAGACGGTCTTCAACCTGAGCTGCTAGACCATTAATAATATCTTGAAAGAATTTTGTAAGAAACTCAGCTGTTGTTTTATCAAGGTATTCGTTGTTGTCTGTCATATTTCATACCAATCTTGATTGTTAGTGACATAAGAAGTCAAGGATAAATCCATAAGATATGAGATAGAACAAATATCTTGACGAGTTACCTTGATTTGATCTACAGATAAAGGAGATTTCATATCAGGAATAAAAGCACCGCTGTCACTCTTGCGGGCTGCAAAGTGCCCACACTTCCAAACAAATGAAGTGGAATCATAAGATTCGCTGGACTGCCAGTAATGTGCTTTAAATATTCTAGATATGGGCTTGCCATCGATAACGGCGCCACCATAAGAAACAAAGCCTTCGTTAGTAGGAACGCCCATCTTTTCGTTTTGAGGATAATTGGTTACAGCATTTCCGGTAGTAATAGACTTAAGGTAAGCAGCGAAGTCTATAGCATCTACGAAAACAGCAGTGCTACTAATAAGCTTACCTTCGGGAGAAGTTTTGCCAATATCAAGTTTCATTTTAAGAGCTTGATGCCATGGACGAATAGCTAGAAAGCCAGACTGAGTTTTAGATCTAAACCACTTTTTGTATAGCTCTTGATTAAACTCTTTATTATCAGAGTTCTTAATGGTATCAGATGGTGAACCATCGTCATCAAGAGAGGATAAAAAATCCTCAACATTGCTGTAAACATTATCAGTCATTGTTTCTCCTTTTTATTTCCATGTCACTGATGCTGGTTGCTTTTGCGTTGAAGTCTTAGAGAGCATTAGTATAGCATCATCCATCTGTTCTGTGGATGCCCAATCCCACTGCTCAAGAGCATATTTATACATAGATACAACTGTCTCATGGTGCTTCATCCAAATAATATTCTTCATCTTTGGAGCATAAGTAAGAATATCATTTGTTTCAATTGGGCGAAGGGAATCGGAAACAACATAAAACTTAGTCTCTCTAATCAAAGAAACTATCTCTGCACCAGTCATATACTGAGTGGATTGAGCAAGAGCGTCGTAATCATAAGAGTGATCGGTGTCAATCTTAGAAAGATGTATCTGGAAGATGTGTTTGCGTTCCTCATAAGAAGGAAGACCAACAAACATAATCTTATCAAAGCGGTCGGCACGCAACATCTCTGGTCTCAAAGAATCAAGAGAGTTAGCTGCACAAAGAAGGAAAGTATCCTCTGGCAATTCCTGAAGACCAGTTAGGAACTCTCCATGCACACGATCAGTGGTGCCACCATCAACATGGGAAGAGCTGGAGCCACCACTAAGATCTCGACCAAACTCGTCAATCCAAACGCACAAAGGAGACATAGCGCGAATCTGCTTAAAGACTGCACGCATGTTAGCCTCCGATTGGCCAATGAAAGAATTCATAACCTGACTGATACCAGTGCGAGCAAGATCAAGATCAAGCTCTTTGGCGGTTGCCTGACAAATAGCAGACTTGCCAGTACCAGGAACGCCAACCATCAACAGTCTTCTAATTGGAGTGACGCCGAAAGAAGCAGTGCGCTGCTGGTCTTTGCGAAGAATGGCAGTACGGCGAATGATATCTTTAATATTATCAAGACCACCAATATCAGAAAAAGATATTGCAGGCTTAACTATTTCAAGAATACCATTCTTCTTTATATTTGCCATCTTGACGTCATAAATATACTTGGGGTCAATTGTAGAGTTATTAACAACAGACATCAAGCAAAGATCAATAAACTGCGACTCACATAGACCAATACCAGCATTGACGACATCTTTTACAGAAACATTATTAAGAAGTCGATCATGAGAAGCGGTATTGATATGATTGACTATTGTTGCTAGCTCTTGAGGTGTTGGAATAGAATCCTCTAAAACATTGAAAAGATGGAGAAAATCCTCAGGGCACTCAAGAGAAGAAACGAAAATAAATTGAAGCGGCATAGCTGCAATATCATCAGACCAAAAAGCTGAACGGTAAGCAGACTTAAAGTGAGAAAGAATAGAAGAGTATGGAGAGATTGCATCTGCCGGAGAAGAAGCAATATTTACAATATAAGTAGAACGAGTAAGAGATTTCTCAGTAGTAAGATAGTGAAGAGCTATCTGAGGATCAAAAGTTACAATATGACTTTCTGAACTCATCTCTGGATAAGTAGGATTTTCAACAAGAATAGGCTTCCATTTGCCATCAACAAATTTAGAAAAGCCATTGAGAAAATCTATAGTATAAAAATTTCGAGAAATAGTAGAAGTAATGATATCGGTAACTCTAGAGGGATCAGATGAGTGAACCCAAAGGTTAGGATATCCGAGTTTAATTTTATCAAACATTGTGGTATCACCGTAATACTAGTTGTAGGCTTTTCAAAAAATATAGGGGGTGGGGGGAGGGCACTCATAAAGAGTAACCCTCCCCCCGCCGAACAGCGTTAAAAACAACTGTTCGTAAGTGGGCAATCAGCCCTTCTCGCCAGCACGACGATGGAACTCGACGTTCTGGCCAGGCTGGATTACCGCGTTCTCATCAAGCTTGTCCTTGCCACAGTAGGCAACAGCGTCAGTGGGGATGCCCCAGATCTTGCTGAACTGCTCACGGACTTCTTTAACGCTCTTGCCAGCAATGTTGCTAGGCTGGTTGTAAACACCATAACGGATGTTTGCCATTCCAGTGGAACGGTTTGGCTGAGCGCCGGAATTATTGGAAGTTTCCATTGTGTATTATCTCCTATTTATATTATACGTTAACTGGTTGATTTAAAGATGAGTGCATTCTGTCGTATGGTTCAGACTTGCCAATACCAAGATCGAAGAAGATCTCTGTCTCTTCTGGACTCTGATTGGACACTATTGTTTTCTGAACTCTACCTAGAATAAACGATGCAACCGCCATGTTAGTAGCAAGAAGCTGGGTTCCACCTTCAATCTCAGAACGCTCTTGACAGCTAAGTTCACCAGGATTCTTATCCGGAGGATTATGATACTCTGGATGAAACTCAGCTGGATGGGCTGTTATCTCAACGCCATCGCGTTTCTGATAATGATATATGGAACCGAAAAGAGCATCGTCATTACCGCCAGTGAAGACGTCAACGTTGCTCAACTTTGAAGCAGCGTCGAAAATAATTTTTCTTGCAGCAAAGTTGTCAACAACAGCAAAGACAACATCATTGTCTCTAATAAGATCACTTGCTTTGATCTTGGGACTTTCTTCGTCTGTAACGCCAGAAAAGTTATCGTCAACAACCCACTTAGCCACTGGAATTATAGTGGTCTTAGGAAACTGGGGAACTAGCTCAGTAGCTTTAACGACAGCTTTGTTACCAAGTTTAGTGAAGTCTTGACGCTCTTTATTCTTTTCCTCATAGGTATCGCCGTCAACAATAATAAGAGCAGATCCAGGGAACTTCCACTCAAGAAGACGAACGAGACCAGCAGCAAGCCATGTGCCAATGCCGCCGGCTCCAACAAGAATAAAACGTTTAGAATCATTCGGATTCATATATATCTCTTTCTGTAAAATATTCAGAATATAAATTACACCCATCGGAAGTTATGGTATCAGCATAGTTTTCCGGCTCTTTGTCTTTGGGTGAAGATATAAAATTGATTATTGTAGATGAATATCTTGGGCACATGGTTGTGTAATAATGTTCGCATTTATGGCATTCGGATTGCGAAGCATAAACATCAAATTTGCCCATAAAATTATCAAAGTCAAAAGCATCCAAGCTAGTTACTTGTACTTGACAGTAACAGTCGATGATTTTTTGATTACAACAAAGTGTAAGATTTTCATCTGAAAGAGATATGTCAGATGATTTCCACTGAGAATCAAGATAGGTGCTTATGATATCTGGAGTCAGTCTAAGTAGCAAATAGTTGTTTTCAACATCTTTACCCAACATGTATAAAGCTACATCTTGAGAGATGTTTCTTTGACGGCAATATTCGCCAACATCGTAAACAACTTGATCTACTGGCGTGTCCGGCTCACATAAGGGAACATCACAAATAGCGCAGCAGTGGTCAACATAGATAGAATTAATAGGGAGATACGAAAAGCAAGATGGGCAGGAGAATTTGCCTTTTTCAATAGTGGAGCTTGCTTCGCAGACAAGAATAGCTTGCTGTTCATATCCTATTGCTTCCTCTATAATATCAAGAATATGGGGTGAATAGTTAACAAAATTAGTTAACTGAGTGTTATTAGGCCCAGCCGCCGTAGTAGGCTGAGTAGGAATTTGGGTTTGTGGATGAGGCTGTCCAAGATTGGCCGTGCGAGTACCCCCCATATTGGGGGGGCTGACTTTTTTTACTTTATCAGTCCACCCTACAACTTCGGGATCTGGAGCTCTTTCTATGGTATAGCCCTCAAAAACATCTTCTGGATCAAGCTTGTAAGCTTTACCGGCCATCTGCATTTCGATATAATACTGAGTTGCTCCATTGTTGACAGACTTCTGCCAACCAAATGTGATATGGATGCCGTCAAAGTCAGCTTGGTCAGCGTGATCAGTGCCTGAAGCGTAAGCGCTCATTCCTGGATGACTGTGAACTGAGCCAACGATAATAACATTGTCAGGCTTCACCTGAGCAATGCTGTCGGGATCATAATTGCAGTGAACAGAAGTATTAACTTGGTCAGGAACTAAAATTCCCCAACCATCAGAACCTTCTTTATCCTGGTCAAAAGTAAGCATGACAATAGACTCAGTGCCATGCTGAGCATCGACCAATCTAAAGAACTGATCAAGCTTTTCAATAAGCAAATGAGGAATGGGAGGCATATTGTAGATAGCCTCTTCTTCAAGACTGATGAATTCGGCGCTTAGTTCTGGGCGAACAGCGGATACGGAACGACCAACAAAGTTGTTAACAACTCTATAGATCTGAGAAGATTTTACAATAACAGGAGGGGGCGCTATAGCAGCAGTTTTGTTAGTGTTATTGTAAGTGACAGTACCAGACTTAGGGGCAGATGTATTTGTTGGCTTAATTTCAGTTTCTTGGTTTGCAATCAAATAATAAATATTGAAACCAAAAGATTCAACACACTCACAAATATCGTCTCTATCGGCGATAAAAGTAGGAAGACCATCGTTAGTAATCCAGAGGGGATTGAGATCTTCTAGAGTAAGATAGTCTTCTTCTTCCTGATCAAAAGGAAGAGTTTGCTGTTCGGACATTATTTCTCCTTAATATTAATATTTCTAGTTATTTGTATGTGTGTAATAAATATATTAAAAAGGTGATTCTTCAATAAATTGAGGAGAATCGGGCGATTGTTCAACTGGAACTTCAGGAGTGGAGCAGTTGAGACAATAGCCATCATCATTTAAAATAAATGAATCAAACATAGGATGAGTATGCCAAATGCCATTATCGCATTCACCGCAATACTTATATTGCAAAGAAGTAGCATCAGTTAATGATATCCAACAATCAGACTTGTTCAAATACAGAATATCACCATAGTCAGGATGATGGTAATTTTCTGTATTTATACAGTAGACATATTCTTCAAAGCAACCGTCGCATATGAAGGCTGAATTATTTGTGGTATTGGGAGAGGAGTTCTCGGAATAATACTCTTCACAACTATCACACATCCAGCTATCATCCTCCTCGTCTTCTTCTTGAGAAAAGACAGGAGCGGCTATACTCTGATTAATTTTTACAGCTTCAGAGTTTGCGATAACATTGATAACAGGAGGTTGATTAGTAGAGGCATTGTAAGCCTGCTTGAACCAATCAAAAACTTTTTTGTCGGGCAAAGTATAATCAGAACGAAGTATTTGATTAACAGGTTTTGGAATAGTTGTATCAGTATAGTATGCCTGATAATTACCGGTTATAGCGTCTGCTACAGTCAAAGGTTGACCATTAGGATAGTGTTTATCCTGATTGTCTCGATCCTTAACTAAAACAGGTATCCACAACTCTGGATCAAGAGTCCACTCATATCCATTGTCGGCAGAGTATGACTGCCACTCGGAAGGATCGTAAAGATAAGATGGCTTTTTATGAGAAGAGTAAAAACGAGGACCATCAGTCTCTGACATATTTTGATCGTTGTAAGCTTCGGTTCCAGAGCATCGGTCTAAAATTTTAGCGAGCTTTTCACCGAAAGGATAAGAAGATATGTCTTCGTTGTGATACAAGCAAATCCAGCCAACACCATTTCCGCGGTAACCCTTACAATTAATATTAGGAAGGTTTACGTGGTAAAGCGGAGCAGCGGGATAAGTTATGGGAACAGGAGAATAAAATGTTCTAGCTCCATAAATGTTGCCGTCCATAAGATCGGCAATAACAATTCTGTAGGGCTGAGCAACGTAATACTTAACAGCAGAACGATCTCCTTCGTATTGGCCCCAGTTGATATAATACATGCCAGGCTTATGCTGATAAACAACTTGAGTATGATTTCCAGCAGAACGAAGTGCAAGCAAACCAGAACCATCAACAGGCATTAAGCCAGTGTCGACATAAGAATACGAAGAAAATGAAGTATAAAAAGATGTCATGTCTTTATCGGTGACATGATCTAAACCAAAAGAGTTAACAGAAGAACGAAAAGTTAGATTTCCGTCTTCGGTGTTAACGAATGAATATTGAACGTTGCTCATTATAAAATCCTTAAATATAGTTTATTCTTCTATTTCTTTGAAGATGCTGTCGATGCCTTCGTCAACGTCTTTAGAAAAATCACCAAAAGCCCAAGCAAACCAGTGAGGATCATCGTTAATTATTTTAACGACATTCAATTTAGTTTCAAGTTGATCATGAGCTTCGACTAGATCAGACAAACGAGAAAGTGCCTTGGAAAGTTTTTTAAGATCATTTTTATTTGCACCTAGCATAAGAATATTTCTTAGTACTGGAATGCCAGAAACATAAAACTTTTCTGATTCAATTATGGCATTTATTCTTTCGTCTAAAGTATCATAAGAGTTTTGTATTTCAGCTTTAACCTTGTTTGCCATAGAAAAAGAAAAGTTGAAATTATCCATAGCGATTTTAGATGCGGGGGGCAAATTATCTGGGTGCGTCACGCTTAACTCCTTTGCTTAGCTTGCGTAAGATAATAAAATCTTTAACCTCAAGTATCGACCACCATACGGTAGCCGAACCTATCGCTAGCTTTGTAAGAACTCTAGCCAAGTACTGTTCATCCATAGAAGAAGCAGAACCTGGCGCAAGTCCTTGAACGTCAAAATAAGAATCTTCTAAAAGATCAGATATTTTGGTACGTAATTGTTCCTTCTTCTGTTGACGTTGTAAATTCATCTTTGATGTCTTCATTAAATTCCCCAAAGTGTTGTGGTGTTACTGTCGTGAAAAAACTAGCTAGTATAATGTCAATCTGTTTTTCGGGGGTTTTATTCTTCAGTCTATTATTAAAAACTTTAGCAGATAAACCTGCTAAGACAAATGGAAGAATTAAGAGGTGCATAATGCAATATTCCTTTTTGCGGAGCGGTATTTTGCGCCATCAGTTCCTATAAAATTCAATAAGAGTTCACTGACAGCAAGAACACCGAGACCGAGTGATGTTGTGAAGTTAAAAATAATATTTAAAAGGAATAATATAAAAGCAGTAAGTGAGCCTACAATAGGACCCGATAAAGCAACTTTTAGTTTTGACTCATTGGATAAACCTGGAGCACGAATAAATGCTATAGCAAATAGTGGAAGAGGAATAAAAATTGGCAATGAAGCTTTTGAACCAAGTTTTCTGGCCATAAAATAATGAGATATTTCATGAGCAAAAAGAACTAGGAGAGCAAAGAAAACAAATGGACTATGTATAATAGAATAATTAACTGCAGCTACCGCAGAAGCTGTAGCTATAGTCCAAGTTATCTTTGGTATTTTGGAAAAGAAAGCTTTTATTTTTTTCATGTGTTAACCACGAGATCAAATGGAACATTATAAATTTCTGAAAGATCTTTGAGTAAGCCTTCATTTGCCATAGCGGAAAATAGAAAAGCATAACTTTCAGAAACATAATCATTGTCAACCGGATCATTGAGCTGATCAAAGTATTTATCGCCATCTTGAATATGGCTATCGTCAAGCAAATACTCCTTTACGGGGAGATTAAGCTGCTTACCTAAATGCTTGTAGATAGCTCTATCAAGGTTTAGGCAAAACATAGAAATGTTTACACTTGACAAATAAAAAGTTTGAACATGTTCTAAAGAATATTCTATCTTAAGAAGATCAAATAATTCTTTAACAACATTCTCATCTGCGTCAGCATTAATAAAGACTTTGTTCATCATAGAAAGATAGCGAAGTCTTTGAATAATTAAGGCTTCCTTATGATTAAACATTTGTATCTTAGCGAAATCACCATTAGTAAGAGTATTAAGAGTGATAGAAATAGCTTTGATATAGGAAGGAGTTTGTACCTTTTGATAATAAGCAGATGTTGCTGCATGAAAACTAGCGGCAAGCTTTACTTTTTCTTCATCAATAGGAGAGTTCTCATCAGAAGAAATTTCATCAACAAGCTGCTTAGCAGAAGAAATGAAGTCTTCTATAGTTTTATTTTTATTGGAGGAAGATGGCGAATAAGCTTCAGATTGAAGAGCAGCAGAAGAATCTTCTGCATCTACCTCTGGATCATATTCGAAGAGATCATCATCATTCTGGGAGTAGGTCATTTTTGGTGGTAGTCTTTCTGCGGTATTTGCGTTTAGGACTGATAATTCTAAGATTTTCAATCTTGGCCATTTGAACAAACTGTTTAGCTTTTTCAATGGTTAAGTTGAGAAGGTCGTTATTAAGATATTGCCTAATAAAATATAAGCGTTGACGATATATGGTTCCGCCCCAAACACCATCATAATTATATTTAATAGCTTCATGTAAACACTCTACTTGTACAGGACAAGCAGAACACATGCTTATAGCTTTGGCTGCAGAGGATGCAGATTTATTGTCGCTGTTAATAGAAAAGAAATGATCTGTCGATAAAGATCCGTTTCTACAAAGAGCTTTTTCTCTCCATAGAGAACCTAAATCGTCAAAGCACTCATAAAGATTAGCAACGTTTTTGGGAGAACCTCTACGAGAAGTAATGGGAGAAGTGGGATTAGAATCCATCAAGTTCCGATCTAAAAACTATTGAAGATTTTATTTTTTGCACAGAAGATAGAATTTCAGAAGATAGAGATGAAAGAACAGAGAGATCATCTAAAAACTGAGAAACTTCTTCAACAGACAGCTTGTTATTTTTATCTACAGTTCTCATTCTTTTTTGTATGCTCTGTATCTTAGAGTAAATATCATGAGATTGAAGAAGGATAGATTGGATAGAGTTTAGTGATTTTTCAAATGAAGAGTATTCTTCATCAAAGTATTGAAGTGGATTCATGGTACCCCCGGGTGGAATCGAACCACCTTTGAGACTTTATAAGAGTCTTGTCCTAACCAGTAGACGACGAGGGCTAGCAAATAAAATTAAATGCTAGCCTCGGATATTCGATCATCAGTAAAATAGATTGCAGTAACATCATTAACAGAATAACCGCATCTGTAATTGTCTGCTTTACGCCAGACAAAATAATATGGAGCTTCTTCAGCGGGCCATTCTAAACTTTCTTCAAAATAAAGAAGTTCATCAAAAGGTACAATTTCGCCACTAGCAAACTTCATATAGCCTTTGCTTTTATGGGAAAGAATAGAAGGATGATTTGGTTTATCGGTAATAAGAATCATGAAGAAATACTTTCTTTAGCTGTAGCTAAGAATGAGCCGTATAAATATCTATTGTCAAGAAGAACACATTTAACATAATAGTTTTTCTCTTGCTTCAGTATAGACATAATACTGCGGAAATGCAAATCGGCTGAAGGATTGTTTTGAATATACTGAGTTAACCACTCAATAGTTAATTTATATGGTGTAGATTGAAGAAGGTTTTCCATCAGAAATCAGGGTTAGGGCAAAAATATAAAACAGCTGATGCAACAATTGCGCGTTGAAGTGCAGCGTCTTCGTTGTCAATTGCGCCTTCGTTAATGCGCTCTTCGACATCGGAAGATTTCATTCCAAGATTAATTGCATCGCACCAGAGTAGTCCGTATCCGACAATGTCTTGATCAGATAATGGAATAAAGGCACTGCCGTAAATTTGTTTAGTTTTTGCGAGAAAATAAATTTGAAGATCTTTTTGAGAAATACCTATTGGTAAATCATCTAGAGATGGAATTGAAGTGGTAGTTGAATTAGAAGTTGAACTACTTAAAGGTGAAAGTTGAGTAGTTGAAGGAGAAGAAGTTACAACTGCATCTACAGAAGTATAAATTAATAAAGTAATTATTAAAACTAATGTAGCTGCACTGGACAGTAAAATAGGTGTAATATATTTTTTCAAAAGTTTATCCTTAAAGAGCTTTATTAGTATTTTGTTGATTGACAAAATCTCTAGCGCGATTAACATATTTTAATGCAGTATCTATAAGATTTCCAGAAGGATCATCTTGGATAAATAATTCTGTCTCATCTTTTACCTGCATACAGGTTACAAAATTTTCACCTTCAAGATGAATACAAACTCTTACTCTCTTCTTTTCTGGATGTTTTGAAGGAGTATGTGAATCATCTATTGGGAAAGCCCAACCATGAGTGACAAGGATTGCTCTTTTTAAATATCCATAAGCAGCAAACGAAATCATTAACTCATAAGCATCTTCAGATTCTTCTATTGATTCCCAATTGTTTCCATTTAACACCCAAAGACTAGAAGAACTATTCCAATCATTAGTAGTCTCATAGTCTTTTTGGAATTTATTAAATAAAACTTCATAGGACATAAATTCTCCAATAGAATATTTTAGGAAACAGGATAATTAAGAGATATATACTCCGCATTTTGTATGTGCTGTCTACACAAAACAGTGGTAGAAGCTATAGCTATAGCAAACTGAAGTTGACGATCAGGTCCGTTAGTTCCAGATTCATTTATACGTTCAACTATATCTACATCTGTCATTCCTTCGTCCATTAAAGTACAAAGAAGATATCCAGTTTCTAATGCAGTTTGCTTGTATGTTTCAGAAACAAATCCATAATAATATTCAACATCATCAAAGAAAGCATACTCTAAAGGAGTATAAGTGATTTCTTCAGCAGGGAGATTCTGTTGGGTGAATGATGTTGAGGATTGAAGGATAGTTGCTCCCTCCTCGCTGCTTGCCCCCGACGAGCAACCAACGAGGAAGAGAGCTATAACAAAAAAAGTTAAACGCATCAGAGTCCATCAAATTTATAAACTTGACTGGGACAAAAGTTTGCTACTGCAGATAAAGCTACTAACTGAACAAACTCAAGGTCTCCACCAGCGTTTTCGATAGCCCATACCACTTCTTGTCCAGTCATTCCATCAAGAAGGTAGTCGCAAACAATTCTACCAGTCTCAATCATTTGAGAACGAGTAACATAGATTGTTCTGGGGTAGTTACTTTCAATGTCGTAGATGAACTCATCTTCTTCTGTCCACGGAGCTTGAGTGGTAGGAGCGGGAGTTGCAACTGGTGCATCTGTAGTCTTAACAACAGTTTTTTCAGGACTGTTTGGTACTTCGGTATCTGTAACGTATACAGTCTTAGTGCCACCACATGCTGTTAATGCAATAAGTGCACATGCGCCAATAATAATCTTTTTCATTTTTATTTTATCCTTTCAGAATAAAGTAGTAGTCGTGTTGGAGATATGGGTCCACCAACATTATACACGATTTTTTCGTTCCCCCCAAATGATTTGAGGACGTTGGCTACTACTAGAGCCGGATCTCAGGATTGAACTGAGGACCTACGCATTACAAGTGCGTTGCTCTACCACTGAGCTAATCCGGCTAGGAGCTTATTTATCATCTTGTTGCTTATTGTCAGTATTGTCGGGAGAAACCTTCGGTGAAGGGGTAGATGGCTTCTTATGGCCTTTAAATACTTTTCTAAATTTTGCAAGTGACATATAATCTCCTAAAGTTTAGCTATTACAAAAATACTGCAGGTATTCTATCCTACGTACTTCGCAACCGCTTTTCCGTAATATATAAAAGACTTTACGTATTAAGTAATAGCAAGGAAATATTGTTAAAGTCTTTCGGACACTATTGATTAATCTTCTTAAAAAGAAGAAAAATCTCAGACGTACTCGCACGTTGAATATTTCCAAAATGAAGGATGCTGTTATAACGCGAGCGCCCCGTAGTAGGCTCAACAGACAATAGTAGTTGTTTTTACTTGCGCTCTTATTTTTTGGGTATTATAACAGCATCCAGTGGGACGAGCAGGAATTGAACCCGCGACCCGGGGATTATGAGTCCCATGCTCTAACCAACTGAGCTATCGTCCCATATCGTCTCTCCGACTGTCACGCCTTCATAGGGGCACTTCGCTTGACGTTTAGCTACTGCATGGAGGACACGCAAACCGAAACCTCTCCCCAAGATACAAGATAGATTTTATGTCTCTGCATGAGATTAATCTATATAAATCAAAGTCCTTGTAGCATGTCTGCAAAATGCTCTGTCTGAGTTTTAAAAACCTGTATTTCAGAATTAATAAATTCTTTAATTTCAGAAGAAAGATTATCAAGAGCAGAACAAATGTTATCAGCCATAATGCGAATCTGAACAAGTTGCTCTTTTTCTTGGTCGCTAATAAATAACATTGAATGAGTCATGTCGGAATTCTCCCGGTTAAAACTTTGTAGGTACGTAGAGTTAAGTCATCAATAATTAAATATTCAGAGCCTTCTTCAAGTTCATCAGAGTGAACTCCGACATAAAGCATATCTCGTAAGGCTTGATCTATAACATCAACGGCTTGAAAATCATTTTGAAGCTCACCAGGAATCTGCACGATAAGCTCAATATTTACTTTAACTTTCATACGTTTAAATCCTTTGAAGATTCTTGATCAATCATGATACGTAAACGAATATCTAATAATAGATCTGTCATTTCTTCTGTAGATACAAGTTTTCTACCAGAAATATCATTGATAGCTTTGTCAACTAAATTAGTAATTTGCTGAATGGTTTCAGTTTGCATATTGATAATCCTTAGTTAACGTTTTGGAAACATATTAGAAACAAGACGAGCTCTGTAATTTAGAGCTTCAGAAAGAAGATCCTCAGGAAGGACTTCTTCTTTCTTGTCATTAATAGTGGAACACAACCAACGTAAAGCGTCAATGCAGTCAGTTAAGTAAGGATCTTCAACGCGGTCAGAATTAATATAATGCTTAACATAATAAGAAAGATTATTCATTCTCATGGTATACATGTTTGCAAGTATCTTAATCATAAGATCGCCGAAAGCATGAGTATACTGTAAAAGCTCTTCGTTGTTTTCAAGATATTCTTGAATATTTAATTCTTGTGAATTAGATTCAGAATTATATTCTTCGTTGATAATTAGTTGAAGAAAAGGTTTATTAGAGTCTTCGTTATGAGTGTTCATAAAATTCCTTAGAAGAATTAGTTAGGATTCTTGATACCATTCAGAAGCAAGTTCAATTGCTGGAGCATAGTTGTCCCAAGTATCATCGTCACCGGATTGAATTCCATGTGGAACTAATCCTTGTGAACAAAGATAATTGAAAGCTTCTTTAATAAGATCAAGTTGTTTATCTTGTGGCAGATCAATAAATTCTTTATTAGACATAGTGCCCCCTGCAGGGTTCGAACCTGCGACCAATGGATTAAAAGTCCACTGCTCTACCAACTGAGCTAAAAGGGCAAGGCGGGCAGCGAAGCCAGAAAGGAGTAGAACTTCGCCGCCCTGTGGGCCTGGTGGGTTTCGAACCCACACTGGAAGGATTTTAAGTCCTCTGCCTCTGCCGTTGGGCTACAGGCCCGAGACCCTTGAAACCATTAAATTATTCTTCGTAAGAAGGAAACGAAGCGGGATCAGTAAGAATATTATGAATACCAGTATACCAAGTGATAATATTATCTAGCTTTTCAGAGTCAATATTTTCATGATCTGGCATTGAGAGAACACTGTCGGAAACAATGATCTTAGTGAACTTTAGAAGTTCTATGGTGTTTTTGATATTGTTGATGTCTTCAATTTCGGAACCAATGATTACTGAAAGTGACATGATGTTTTTTCCTTATTGTTATTTTGTTTTGATATCCCCCTCTCTTGTCTTTGAATATACTAATTGATATTTTTATCTTGGCGAATTTGGCTAAGAAGATTGGCAGTTAGACAATCAAGACAAAGATTTTTTTTAAATCTATTAGAATGATAAACATCCTTACTTTTCAAAGAACAATCAGAACATTTAAGAGATTTGTTAAATGTCCTTGATGTATTCTGAGGAGTTTTCATATATTTTTGTTACCTGCTCAACTATGTGATATGGAATAGAATGAAAGTGTTCATCGTGCATACTTGTTTTATAATTGTAAGAACCAAAGATAAGAACATCTCCATAAACAGCATCGGTAACAGTTGCGCCAAAGTATGTAGAGAAAGAATGTCTTAACAACTGTGTTGCAACATGATTAGCATAGAATATAGAATATTGCAAAAGAGGATCAAAACAGATTAAGAAATCTGGATGTGGATGAATTATTTTGATCTCATTAGTAGAAAATACATATGATATAGCATTTTCATATGTGTCATGTATGACTGTAGGAGTGCGGTTTATAGATGGAGATATATGTAATGATTTTATTTTTCCAGAACTATCATAAAGCTCTGGAGAAATAATAGGATGATAATTGTTATAGAGCACAAGAATCACATAGAGTTTTGCGCCAAAAAGAATTAGTAAGTTTTCCTAATTGCCCACAGTTTTCACAGATAGAAAAAGATTGGGATTCGGCATGGTTGATAAGCACTTCAATAATATGACGTGCGGTATCTTGACCTTGATGAATGGATAGATCTACATAGTATCTTAATCCACCGAATTTTTCTTTGACTTGAGCAATCTTATAATGAGGATCAATATAAGATATGTCTGTGTTAAGCTGGGCAATAAGATGGATCCAACCTGGACCTACATCTAGATGTGTAGGAAAGTTAGGATTAAATCTTGATAGTAAATCAAGAATAGAAGGAGTGTTTAAAAGAACTTGTTGACGCAAGGTAGTAGAGTTAATTTTAGATAAATAAGACTGCCAATATTCTTCGTTAGTCACTATTGGTGTCCTTCCATGTAATCATGTCAGTATAAAATGATGAGCCTATTTCATCGTTTGTAGTAAAAACAACTCTTGATATTCCGGCATCGACAATCTCTTGCATACACCATGAACATGGTCTAGCTAAAGCAGGAATATCTTTTGAACGTAGACGAGCAACATAGAGAGTTGCTCCTCGTACGTTACGGGTGTTTTTAAGAACGCGAACTTCGGCATGTGTGCTCACTCTATTAGGAGGTGTACTAGGAGATATTTTTGGCATGTTTACATCAGCGCCAAGAACTCTACCTGATTTGACAACCATTGCTGCAATACGAAAACGATATTGAGAAGTAGTAGCGATCTTAGCTGTAGCTGATAAAAAAGAAACATCATTATTGCTAAGAGTATCTTGAACAAAAATATAATCAGTATAAGGATTATTGACTTGACGAGAATAGTAATTAGTAAACCTTGACATGTGTTCCATTATATCAGATTACCACTTAGATCGTGAATATTTAATTTTGTTATCCAACCAAGCTGGTCTTGGATTGGCTTCATAATATTTAGAAATGATTTGACTAGCAGTTCCTTTAGTCATATCAGAAGTAACGGGAACACCAATTCTTTTAAGAAGTTTTTTCTGTGCGTCAGTTGGACCATCAGATCGCCAAGCTGCATCAGAATCAATAAGCTTTGTATCAAATCTTTTCATGATCCATTTGTCGCTACGAACAAAAGCATCTCGCATATCTTCAGGATAACCTAAGAATGTAGTTTTTAATCCTTCAGATGTACGATGCCTATGTTCAACGGTCCATCTTCCTAAAGTATCAACATATATTCTAAGAGAATTATTATTATCTATACCAAGATGATAATCATTTTCTGCTACTTCAGCCCAAACAAAACGAGAATATTGTTGAACAAATTCGTTTGGTGGGGGCGGCATAAAAAGATTAATACGCTTATAAGCTAGTTCTATATCATCAGGTGCTAATACCCTAACGGCTTCACCAGGACAATAATCTTCGAGCTCTTTATATTTATTCGCTACGTCTGTTAATGATTGGCCTTGTAAATCGAATTCTGGGGGTAGGCCGAGAAGAGATGGAAGGCCAATAGGTTTGCGACCCTTTGTGGTGTCGGCAAAATCTAAAATGGTGCAATGAGGTTTTCCTTCATATAGTCTTGTGCCTCTACCAACAATTTGCGTATATAAGAGAGTAGATCTAGTAGGTCTAGCAAGTAAAATTGCTTCTACGGATGGTTCGTCGAATCCTTCCGTAAGAACTCCAACATTGATGAGGACTCGCGTTTCACCGCTAGCAAAACGCGCCAGAATATCTCTACGATCATCTGTACTAGAAACACCTAATATTACCTCATTTGTTATTTGCGCTTGCCCAAAGGATAGGGCCAGGTTTTGGGCATGTCTGACTCCGGCAGCGAAAACAAGGGCTTTCGCATTAGGGACCAGATCATTATAAGCAGCAACAATGGTAGCATTGCGCTGAGGATTATCAATAACATCTTCAAGTTGTGATTGGTTGTAGTCTCCATCATTTGTTTCTACTCCTGAAATATCTGTGTCTGTTTTAATCCTATATCCTACCAGAGGAGATAGATATCCGTCTTGTATAAGATCTTGAATTGTTTTATAATATACTATTTCTTGAAAAACATCAGTAAGACGAACACTGTCACTACGTTGTGGAGTAGCTGTTACTCCAAGTAGAAACGACGGATTGAAGTAATCCAGGATACGACGATACGTAGGAGCCGCTGCATGATGTGCCTCATCTATAACTATGCTATTAAAGTAGTCAGGTGGATACTTTTGTATTCGAGTTGATTGAGCTCTACCAAGAGTTGGAACACTAGCTACAACAACATCTACATGTCCAGCATGGTTTTCGCCTTGTTCAATTTCTACAGTTAAATCAGGATTAGACCAAGATATTTTTTCTTTTGCCTGATGAAGAAGTTCTTCTCTGTGAGCTAGAACAAGCATAGGTAGGCTTTTTTGTTTGAACTGTGGAAGGTGGGAAAAGATAACAGTTTTCCCTGCACCAGTAGGGAGGACAACAAGTTGACGGACTATACCCTTTTCAGAAAAAGATACAACAGAATCTAAAGCTTCTTGTTGGTATGGTCTGAGTTGCAACATGATGTCCCCCCTAACGGTTTAGTTGAATTCAAGTTCTGTTAAATAATATTCAGAGTCCATAAGGCGTCTGATGTTTTGCTCAAACTCCTCATCTGACATAACATATGATTTTACCATATGGGGAGTTTGATATTTGTTTGCGCTACAGTTGGTAACGGCAATGTATTTAATTTCTTTGTCTTGCATTATTATTCATTTTCTATGTTACTGATGAATTGCACTATAATATGCAATTTTAAGGGAATCAAATATCTGAAGCGAAGCTCCAGAATAACTAAGATACGAAAGACATTCGTGAACAGTATATGGCGAGGAATCTAAGTGAGTGAACATAAAAAAAAGATTAATCATATCTTTTGTAGGACCTTCAAAGTTTGTGTCAAGAAGGTTCTGAGTAGTAAAATGATCAGAGTGCCAAGTGATAGTTTTATCTTGATTTTTTGTATATGGAAGCTGAATTATATATCCTCGGTATTCTGAAATAAGAAAAAGTTGTAGACAATCAATTTCTTGATTATCAGAATTTTTAATAATAGAATCCAAGGAAATTAAAGCACAGCTAGAATCTAAACAAGGATAAAGATAAAGTGCTTCAGCGAGCTTAGATAAAGTATTGGAAAAAGACTGCTGAGGAGCAGGAGTGACAACTACTTGACGAGTTTTTTCATTCTTAAAAAATGTTATCATAGGATGGTATTTAGCATCACGAGATGCTGTATCCATCAAAACATTTTGAAGAATATTAATTTCTTCATCAATAATTGCACATTCTTCTTTAATTTTTTCTAGATCGTATGTCATATCTGTCCTATAAAAGAACCATTATAGCACTAAAAAGTGCGTAGGTTCCATAAAGATAAAGGAATAAAGCGGAGAAGAAAACAAAAGAACTGGAAGCTGTCAACATAATGATAGAGAACAATACTGTTTCTACAGCCCAATAGCTGATTAGTGAAGCAGCTTTTGTTTCGTCTTTACGAAAAAAGGCAATAGACTTTCCAAGAGCTTTACCAAGCTTATGAAAGATGTTTTTATTTTTCTTAGCAGGGACAGCTAAAGCATAGGTATACGTATAAGCGTTTCCGGTAGCAATAGTTGGATTATGCATTTGAACAAGAGCATTAATAGTATTCATAAAACTTCCTTTCGTTTTTGAATAATTATTTCATTTTGAGGAAGCCATCCAAACCAATTTGTCTTGAGACTTTTTAGAAGAATAGATCCCTGCCGATTTGAATTCTCAATGAATTCAAAATCAGGACCAGCTTCATTGATACGGTTTCGTGTACGACCACTAGCTGTCTGTGGATTTTTCTTGATTGTTAAAATTATCATTAATAATATTCCTAAAAGTTTTATCTCTTTCGCGATTCTGTTTAATGACATCAACGATCTGCTGAGCGAGCTCTTCAAGATCGTCTTTAAGATCTTCAGGAACTTCATGATCTTGTTCATAGATGTCAATATGCTCCTGAAGTTGTTCAGGAGTCATTTGAAGAGTTTCGGCATATTCATTAATATAATTTCCGATAAGAGTATAATGATAAATATCTTCATCAGACAAACCAGTTTCTCTTTGAAGATGTTCATGAGCAGCATGAACTGGTCTTACTTTAAGAAAAGCTTCAGTAGTACTATCAGTAATTTGATTCATATAATAGATGAACAAATCCTGTTTACGACGGAAAAGCCACAGGCACTTCAATGCATGAAATTTGTCTGGATGAAAATTATCAGGAGTGTAATCATTAATATTCATTTTAATATCCTGCGACTTTATAATCGAGTTGCTCTTCTGTCAGATTTCCGTTGGCACGATTTTCCATAAATTTGTCGTAGTCATCACGAGTATTTTTGGAGATCTGCCAAACATTAATGCCCCAACGATCTGGATGAGCATTCTCTACCCAGTGAGGATTTTTAGTATTAAACATAAAAACCTCTCCGCCTGTTAAATCATAACGCCCTACGGGCACTGATTCATGAAGGCCGGGTTGCCAAAAATATTGGTCATTAGAACGCTCATAGTACCAAGTAACTTTACCAAGATTGATAGACATACCTCGGTAATCAGCGTAACGCGCATCACGATGACGCCTAATATTGCCACCCTTAGTGACAAGAACTGCTTCAGGAGTAAATCCTGGAGGAGAAATAAGACGAATATAATTCATAATTCTTTCGTCTTCAAATCCTACGTGCCAAGTAGCAGAAGATGTAAGGGGTGGTGCAGTTTGGATCCAAAGCTGACGACGACCCTTAGCAGCTCCTTGGCTATTAATGATCATGTGAGGTAGGATAGTTTCGTTAAGATAATCAACAATAGATTTTTGATTATCTGCAGAAATTGTTTTAATATACTCTTCCATAATATATATTTCTCCCAAATAAAATAAAAGGTTCAGATTTTTGTATGAACTATTATTTTTTAAAAACACTTAATCTTCATGTTACGTAATCGTGTTGTATGGTTCATTTCCAGGCGTTGTTACAATTGCACGCGCTTGATTCATTCTGGTATCTTAATATAAGTCAACGGTATTGATTCATTCGACCCAAATGATATAAATCGCTCGCGATAATTCATTCAAACTGGGTGTTACAATTCTGAAGATTTGATTCATTCTACTGGGATGTTACAATTCGTACTGCGTGATTCATTCTTTCTGCTTGTTACTAATTATTCATGATGATTCATTCGGGTACGCTGTTACTAATTTTTCCATTTGATTCATTCGTTCAATATAATACAAGTCAAAAAGGCTGATTCATTCTAGAGCTATAATACAATTCGGATAGAGTGATTCATTCTGAACAATTGATACAGTTCATGGAAGGTGATTCATTCATGAAGTGTGATATTTATTTTTGGGTTTGATTCATTCATCAACAATGATACTAATCTTAGAAAATAATTCATTTATTGTGAGTGTTACAAATCATTGAGTATAATTCATTCGTCCGATTTGTTATTAATCATATTTGATGATTCATTCTTAGATGATGTTACTAATCTATCCTTTTGATTCATTCGCGGTCGATGTTACTAATTCCATATCGTGATTCATTCAATTCGGCTGTTACTAATTTTTCCATTTGATTCATTCTGGCAACTTGTTACTAATTACGCTTTTTGATTCATTCGCTTTCGTTGTTACTAATCGGTCAGAATGATTCATTCATTCGCGCTGTTACTAATCGGGCCCATTGATTTAAATTTTATTATAAAAAATTTGTATACCGAGGTACACCCATATTTCTGGATATACCCCGGCAACAAACACTAGTCATGCAAATGGATTGTTAGGAATAGCAATTTCATGTACGTGTCCACCATGTTCAATGATGTACGGGCGAGGCGCAGGTGTGCCATGATGAGCCTGATATGCCACTGCGTGATAGTGGCTCAGGAAGATCTTGGCAGCAAAGCGTCGTGCTTGTGCATCAATCTGTGCAGGAGGAAGCTTGCCTGATTCGAGACAGGTACGAGTAGGATTATTGCCCCACTTCTTAGTGGTAAGAATCTGCTTAGCAAATTCTGCATAATCTCCAGCTTCGTTCTTTTCGATGCGGCGAGCCTTATCCTGCTTGTAGAGATGACCGTAGAAGCACTGATCTTTATTGGAGAACTTCATGAAGCTCTGACCAATCTTCCAAGTGAGAGTCTTCAACTGTGCGTTGAAGGGGCGCTTCTGGCCTTTTTCCCACTTGATAGTAGGATCAATACCAGCGTAACGCCAGATTGCTCCAGCAGTCGGTGCCTTCTCGATGTCAATATGAGCAACGAGTCCAGCAGTAATAACTGGTCCAATGCCATACTGGCTTTTAGCCCAGTTGCCGACTACGAACTGATCACCAAAGTGATCAAGCGGAGAGACAAGTGACTTCTCTAGCATCTCAATAACAGTTGCATAATAGCTGAGCAGTTCATGAGGACTACCAGCCTTAGTCAAGTCACGGACTTGGTTGTTATAACCAAGGCGTGCTTTCTGCAAGTCATAATAAAGCGAGACAAGTTCGCGTGCGGAGCGTCGATCAAGATCAACTTCCATCTTGCGAACATCCTTATTGAGGACTCGCTGATTGAATTGAAAGAAATCGAATGCTTGACGAACAATGTCGTCAGGATGAGTTTGATCTTCAAGAATATCATCAAGAAGATGATCATCTTCATGGATTTCATTGTCATTAATGTGGAATTCTGCGGAAGTCATAAATACTCCTTAAGTCTATTAACAAATTTTTTTATTATATAGCGATTCTTTTATGTATGTAGAAAAAAGTTGTGGAGGGACCCGATAGGGCAGGTCCCTCCACAACTTTGTATGAACATGCTGTTTAGTACAGCGACTTCTCCAGCTTTCTGACAGGAGGCTTAGGGCTGACGAAGACGATAGGAGACTGCTCCGCGTGAGCTCTCTGAAACTCAAGCGGATCAGTATATTCCACTTCGATGCCTTGGGCATCCTTCCAGAGCCAACTCTTCTTGATATCTGTAACAATCTTCATGCGATCTTTGACAAGTTCGCGATGGGCAGAACGAGCAATTCCGTAATACTGAAGAGCTTCTTCAAGATACGGAAAGACGAATCTGTTCATCACAACCTGGTCAGTGACCTTACCAGTAGAAGTAGGGTTCTTGATTGATTCAGAATAGAGTGCAATCACAAAGTCATATGAATCGAGAATTCGCTCATAAGAATTGATCTTGTCAACAATATCTGAATACAAATGTTCCCACGAAGAACGCTGGATTGCTCCAGAGCTCTTCGTTACTTCTGTGGAATTAGTATTGTACAGGTTCATTCGGAATTGGCGAAGAACTGGATAAGCATGATGGCGAAGACGATTGCCAAGTTGGTGAATGATCTCATCAGGACGGGCGTTCTTCTGAGACCAATCACGAACGCTGTTTACGTAACGCTTGAAATAAGTGTCACATAGTGCGTTCAGCTGCGAGAGCTTACCGTGATAAAGTTCCACGGTTTCGCCTCGCTTAAGGAATCGCTTCATTCCACGCTTGTACCAAAAGTCCTCATCAATCGGTTTGCCGGATTTGATGACTTCACGCATCATCTGTTCGGCTTCACGATCAATAGCAAGGACATCAGCGGCGTTGTCGGGATTAATGCACTTATCGATAGCAGTTTCCAAAGTGCACAATTGGACAGGTCGATGCTTAGCAATGACCATAGAATGGGCCATTGCGGCGTTGACGAATCCACCGACGTTACCACCAGCCATAGCAATTTTGATGTCACGAATGACATCATCTTGAGTGTAAGGGCCAGTTCGCTTTACCTTAGGCAATGCTTCGGAAGGAAGTCCAGTATACTGGATCTTATTCGCAAAGATTGAGCTAGACAAGCGAGGAGGCCATCCACGACCGTTAACTTCGGGGAACATGACGGGAGTACCATCTGCCTTATGCCACGTGGGGGCCCAAGAGCCCTCCACATAGCGGAAGATGGTGTATTCGCCGTAGCCATTTGGTGAACGAGTGGCTACAACGACTTTCTCTCCGTCATAATCTCCGCCTTGCATGGTGCGGTAGAAGAGCTTGAAGAAGTCATCTTCATCCATACCACCATGGCTCTCATACATTTCGAGCCAATCGCAATCGTTAACGACGTGACAACCAAGAGCATTGCAACGTACGATTGTATCCTCTTCAACGATCATATCATATCCTGCCATGCGAGCAAGGCTTTCCGGAATGATCTGTTCGTAGACTGAACAGGGAATAACAATCTTAGTTTGCAATGGCTTTGCGTGACTGATAGCAACGGTTTCGAACAACCAAGGAGACTGAGTAACCTTGAAGCCAGCAGCAGCCCAGCGATAGCCCACATATGCCATGCGGGCTCGCGCTTCGTGCTCTTCTGCTAGATCAACGTTAGATTCATTCTTCTTGGAGTCTTGCCATTTGCGCTGATAAATGTACTTCCAGTTAGTAAGAAGATTACCGCTAGTAGCTTGCTCAAAGAGCTTCTTGTAATCTTCACTAAGCCACATTTCCATGTCGCTCTTGCGGAACAGTTTGGGAAGGTTGATGACGGTTTGGTCATCGGTAATCACTCGGGACTTCGGGCCTTGAGGTTCGGCGAGGAACCGATAGCCTTTGTCATAAGTGACTTCCTTCTTGATGTTCTCACGAGAGGTGATGACGTCAACTCCTTCGGGCAAATCTGCCACAAAGGCATTACCCTTCAGGAGTCCGTCAGCGAAAATGAGGCGCGCATTAACGACTGTAGAATTCAGAAGATCGTCTACCATTTGCTGGTAAACACGAGGATCATAATAATAATCATGATCCTCCATCTTATCCATGGAGAGGTGGAACGGAATGTTCTTCACCGATTCCTGGATGATTCTACGACTGATGACGAAACCGCCATCAAGGAGTCGTGCTACAGTTTCTGGAGCAGAAAGCCAAGAGGCAACACCGTTTTCGGCATTGCTGTCTTGGAAATTGTAGCGGGAATATTCGGTAGGCTCAACATAACGAATGTTGAGATTGTCGAAATGAGCGTTGAGCAGAGTGGGTCGGTGGAATGACTTGAGACGCTTATTGGTCTTGTCGCCAGAATGAACGTTGTAACCAAGTTCATTGACGACAGACATCCAACCGGGACGCCCGTCAACAACAACAAAGACAACTTTGTTCTTATCGACAAGGGCGTACTGCACCTTGGGGTTATTGACCAGCGAAACAGCATAGTTAAACTGCTTTTCATTCTTAGGAATGGGAAGAGTAAAGACTTTGTATTCGCCGGCTGCAACGTGGTTTAGAATCTCGCGGAGAACTCCAGCGTCGTAGAATCCGAAACGATAGCGTTCTCCACCACGGAGAGGTCCTTGATATTCTGACTGCAAACGCAACTTGGGTGTGTAAATTTCTTCCATAATACCCCCTTAGGTAAGGTGTCCTGTCTTTTGTATAAACAAATATTTATTAAGCTTGATTACGAGATGCATGACGTGCCTTGAAGGCACGATACTTATTCATGTAAAGTTGAAGCTTTTCAAGAATGGAACGAGAAGCCCAAATTGGAAAGGTAATGATTCTCAAAATCTTATAGATAAGATGAAGAGTGTCTTTGGTAACTGTTTTGGTTTTATCAGAATAATACTTGATAAGGTTGCCACCTTTGGCTTGAGCTTCTGGAGAGTCATAAGCCCATTCCAAGACGGCATAACCAGGAACAGCAATAACAGTAGAAATGATTGCTGCAGCCATGGCAATAAGGCCAGCTGCACCAAACATAATACCCAAGACAAATGATAAGGCAATAGATATTGCAAGGTTGACTGCTTTATTCTTCTTTGCTGCACGGCGCCAAGCTGGAAACTTGGATGCAAAGGTAAGCTCGACAATCGCTGAAGCGATAGCGAGCATCATCATAAATGCGAACATTGATCTCCGATCATAGATGGTGTTTTTTTGGATATAGCAAAAGACGAGGACTTGCCCCTGCTAGCAGAGGTGTCCTCGTCCTTTGTATGGACTGTAGGTTGTGATTAAATACTATTTACATCTTGTAGCCCAAGGTCTCCAGCCACAACCATTGCGATCTTGACTGTATTGCCACATTGCCCATCCTGCACGCAGGTTGGTTAGTGGATCAAACAGATCTTCGCATGTGTTGAGGATGGATTTTTGTTGCAGCCAACCGTTAGGGTTGTATTTGTTTTTTCTGCACCAATATCCATTAATCTGAATGAGACCACGGCTACCTCCGTTAGGATCAGACTTGTTGAAGGAAAATGTATTACAGCGAGATTCACGATACATTACCTTGCTAAGAGTTGGCCATTGTGATTCTGGCCAGCCTGCTTGAATAGCAAGATCATGATACTCGCCACATCTTCCATAGATAAGTCTTCCTAGTTCAGTCCAATTTACTTGAGAAAAGTCAATTGGAGTATCCGAACTTTTAGGAGAGTATGCCGATATAGGCTGGTTTGATGTGAATAGAATTCCGGTAGATAAAATCAACGCGGAAATGATTACAACTAACTTGTTATTAGTCATAATCAATCACCCCATGTTGTGCCAGAAAATCTCCATGGTTTCCATCCTGAGGTTTCCCACAGGCGGAAAGCAAATGTTAGATTATATTCTGGATTAAACATATCATCGGGGTGAGACCATCCCATGTCGGAAAGCCACTGAGAATGGACTTGATTGATTTGGGTGAGACCCGCATCAGCTCCATTCCATGAATCAGTAATGCAACGTGACTCGCGCCACATTACTTGCTGAAGACGTGGCCATTCCTCTTCAGGCCATCCAACTTGAATAGCAAGATCGTGGTATTCACCACATTTGCCATAGGTTGCTCTGGCCAAAGCAACAAAATCTACGCCAGATAAATCTGGAAGTGTAGTTGTTGTTTGGGAAGGGATGGTCGTAGTTTGTATAGGTGGATTTGTCGTTGTTACAGCCGGGATTGTAGAGACTGGTGTTAGAGTTTTGCTAGTGTCTTTGTCTGAAAGACAAGAAGCTAACGAAACGACAGTCAACAATCCAGCTATAGCATAGACAAGTCTTAGCTTATACTTGGATAAATGTTGATATATATGTTTGAACCGATTATCCATGGTTCGCTCCTTTCGGTAAGCATACTCTGGAATTTCCAGTGTATGTATATCGCAGGTTGCGAAACAAGGTCTACATGCCTATCTAATTGGCAGCGGTAAGTTTTTCCTCATTTCACAAGTATTCTTGCTACATGTGGGAATTAGTATCCCGTGCCCGTTAGGGCATGTGTTATTATATCATGGATTTGGTGGTGTAACAACAATGTTTTCAGTGGAATTCTCCTTGTTAGGATCCACTGCATGTTGCTCCCGAAGAGCACGAACTTCGTCCGTTAGCTCTTCGAGCTTCTTGGAGATTAACAGAATAGATTTAAGGAGATTATTGAAATCCCGAGTAAATCCATTTGTCATGAAATAATCTGACATGTTAACCTCCGTAAGAGTGGATCGGTTCCAAAGGAGTGGCATAAGGGTTCCGCCCGCTTATGCACAGCCACTCCTGCTAACCTTATTTCTAAGGTAGCATAATAGTACTCACCAAATTTAATTATCACCAAGTAATTGAGTCATTTGTGTCAGTATTGGAGACGGATGTCACAGTACTGGCTTTGATGAGGTATGTACCACGCTTAACCTTCTCGAAACGAGAAGGGTTATTCTTTATATACGACAACACAGTTGGAAGACTGCAGTTGGTAGCCTGCACAAGTGCAGTTGTACTGACAGTTCCTCCAATAATTGTGTTGATGTAATCTTCGATTACTTGCTGCTTTGACATAAATACTCCTTAAATAGCTGTATAAGGTTATATAAAATTGCAAGTATAATTATAAAGTTTATGAAATTTGTTGCGTTATCTATATATGTCGATTACAAATCATATATTTATATGTATGATTGACATCAAACATATATAAATCTAAGCACTCAACAAATTTGGTCATTTGTATTCACTGTAATGAGACTGACAAATGAGTTCGAACATCTCAGTTGTCTTGTAAGTAATTTCACCGATACGATTCATAAGACCATAAAATGTCTTTCTGAAATCTACAGCTGATTGATCAGTTGAGGTGAAATTGACAAGATGAGAGTATTCTTGAAGTAGATTAGCCTTAGATGAAATCTGGGCTAGGGATTCATAGAAGAGTGATTCTGCTTCCATTAAAGTAGTGTCGTTTACCATGGTTGCCTTTCTGGTTCATGTGTTTATATGAACCAGGGCTGTCGGTCAGTCCCCGCTTGCTAAAAGCAAAATGGTCTTCGTAAAAGGAGGCTAAACTCCGACCATGATCATTCTCACTGGGGGCAATGGAGAACGCTCACGGAGACCAACCGACATCTGTTATGTCAGAAGCTAGTCTCTGCTAGAATGCTGGGAGCATTCAAGCGGATCGTAGTGTTGACATTGACCTTAAATGTTGCTAGAAATTTTGACATGCAAATCTCCTGATTATAGTAGTTAATATAATGTTATAGAATTATAAATTGGCGTGTAGTACACCTTATTTTTATTTGTGCATTGTGGTATAGCGCTCCCGGTACGATTCGAACGTACGACCAACGGATTAGAAGTCCGTTGCTCTATCCAGCTGAGCTACAGGAGCATCCGGTATATTATACCAGATTTAGAAGAATTTCAGAAGGGAGATTCTTCAATTTTCGGCAGAGATTCACCGTTTATCAGGCAATCATTGATATGGTAAGTTGCGTGATTGATGACGGGAATAAGGGAATTAATGAACTCTGCGAGTTGCTCAGTGTCAGTGAAGAAATACGTGGTATTGCTATCTGACACATTGATGGTAATTGTAGAGAACTTTACGGGTTCATCATAGGTGGTGAATGATGAACGAATGTTGGAAGAGTTATGTGAGAGATGTACGTTAATTGTGGTGCTCATCGTGGGATTCCTTTAGGTAAGTAGGGGGGAGCGTGTTGGTGGAAGAACATTTGGATTTATCTCTGGCAGGATGCCAAGAAATATCGCAGACTATGCAGCGACGTTTGTCATCGAAATTTATCCAAATGTGTGATGTTTGTTTGGGGTTCATGATGTGGGATTTTGTTTAAGATTTAGTAGGTCTAAACTTTTGATCATACCGGGAGTAAGATCCCGATATCCGACGATCATTAGTCCAGCGTAGCTTTCTTGAAGTACTGTTTCACATTGCTCAAGAGTGCCACGGTAAAGGACAAAATCGTCTGCGTGATCAATGACAAAATATTGTCGCATGGTATGCTCCTTAATGATAGTGCGTGTACGATCATATGTCAGACCATATTTCCGAGAAATCTTGATGATAGATCTCCCAGAAATATAGTCTTGGAATATGGCGTGGTTACGATGGACTTTTTGATTGAGTGTCATTGAATATTTAGGCATTTAGCACCAGGAATAATGGCAGCCATCAGGATGGGTGTCAGATTGTACTCTGCAGGTTTCGACTGGATGTCCGCCGGCAAAGAAATTGTCTTTGAATTCCTGCGGAAACATATCGATAACCTTAATAGAGCAATCATGACATAGACAGATGGATGTTAAAGCTTGAAAAGAAGCTTCGTCTATCGGATCTGCCATCATGCCATAGCCTGTATGAATAGCCAAATGGAGTCCGCCTGAAGGCTGAATATTTGCATTGTGTTCTTGAAACTCGTTATGAACTGGATTTTCGCACATAGTGCAAATTAAAGTAGTCATGTTTTAACCTTTGAATGAAATGCGGAGAATAAGATATACCATCAGAATGAATGATAAGGTATTGAATAACTCTAGCAAGTCAATCTCCTACGTAATCCCAAAGATTACCGTAACGGGTACGAGCATAGTCGTACATGTCGTTATTGATGATTCCAGCTAGGAGAGCTGATCCCCAATAAGCTGAACGACTATTGTAGGCGTACTGATCCGGAACATTGTTTTTGGCCCACTCGTCAACTGTGTTGCGCGTGTGGTCCCAATGTTCTTGTTCTGCCAAAGTGAGTTGTTTCTTAGAAATCAAGGGATGTCTCCTTATTCTTGTTCTTCGTCTTCGAGCTTTTCAAGTTCTTCGAACATGTTGATAGTGTTATTCATGACGGATTTCATGAGATTCTTGACGCCATCCATCTGAAGCTGGGCAATCTGCTCTGGAGTTTCCAAAGCATCAATGCGCTGATTGGTGCTGAGATAAACCCTAGTGAAGGGCATTTCAACGTCATCTTCAGGCTCATAAGTGTCTCTTCTCATCATGACGATGAAAGCAGGGTTGAGTTCGATTTTATCTTGGTCAAGATCTGTAAGGGTGATGAAGTTTACCATGTTGTTTTGGGACATGTTTTTATCCTTTAGTTTAGGGTAGGTAGATAGTGTATAGGTGTAGGGTTAGGGGTTGTAAGAGAGGGGGGAGTATGCCAGCTAAATCGCCGGCAAAAACAAAATGATATATATTGTATAGAGATAATATATATAGACAGAATAAACAAGACATCCCCCTAACGGGGGATGATGAGTCTACTGTTTTGTATGTACAATACTTCGATAATTATAATATGATTCTCTGGTGTGCAGAGCAAGGTAAGGATACCTTTTTTTTTTATAATGGGTTCCCCCATGAGAGGTCTGATTTTTTTCTGTTGTGAAACAAAAATGCTAGAGGCCACGGTAGGGACACCACCTGAACCCTACCGTGACTCTCCAGTTGGTAGGAGAATCCTACACGGTCAACTCGACATTATAGAGTCTCTTGAAGTCTCTTCTCATGGGGTGGATTGCGGATTCCGTTCCATGAGTTGTGTACATGGGTCCTTGTATCGTGGAGGGAGGGTAGATACTGTAGGATCCGGACTTCTTATGTATTACATTGAATCCTAGTCTTTCAAGTTCTTTGAAGACTTGTTTCATTGTTTTTGATTGATGCTGTCTAGGCATCTTGTTTGTACTCCTTCGAGATGTGTATTGGATTTTCCTTCCGGGCATCCAGTATATCATCTCTCTATAGAAATGCAACCTATCTTCGTAGGTTTTTTTCTGGGATAAGGTATTGGATTTTATAGTTGGGCGCCGGCGAAAAAGACTCAAGTTTAGTCTTATATACAGATGCTCCATACTGAGAGTAGAATGGACCATGTACGACTACACTTTCCTTATCTTTTTCTACGATTACCCAAATCATAAAAATCCCGCTTGCAGCTATAGGCCTATTTGTTATTTTTTTTTACACAAATAGCCATTGCTACTGCGCTTATAATATCTTATCATATGGGTCCCCCCCGGCTTCGCCGGGTCCCCCCCAAAAGTCTATTAAGATATTTTTTATTATACACATACAGAGGAGTATACAGATACCATAAGGTACCCATATACTCCTCTGATAGATGTTTGTCATGCGAACATTTTCTTCCAGCATTCGGGATGAATGCCTGTGAGAAGTTGCTCGCGTTGGTCACTGCTGAGAGTTGGGAAGGCGTCTTGAATAAGAGCACCTTCTTGACTCTTTTTGATGCCGGCGAACCAGATTTCTGTGGGGATCTCCAGTTCACCTTCTTTGCCACACTGGAAACACCTGGGTGTGGGGATTTTGCTGAGCTTAGTTGTCATTTCCAGCCTCCTGTACGGGAATCGTAGTTACGGAATGATGAGCCTTCATCTGGCGAGTGCGTGAAGCAATACGGTTCGTCATGATACAGGATCATGCTATCGCAGCCTTCTTGTTCACACTTGTGCCGACAGGGCTCTGTTTCGCAGAGATGCATTTCGTATGTCATGTGTTACTCCTATGCGTAGACAAACTTGATGTTGGTGATGCCCTTATCAGCAAAGTGCTGACGGGCGCTGTCTTCAGTGAAGGGATTCAGTACAATGTCTTTGTCTGAATCTTTGTTGTCGGAGTCAACGAAATCGTATATTTCGATGGTTCCATCGGGATGAGTGAGATCGCCGTCCATGAAGCCGGACCACGTCTCAAAGTAGCAGAGATACTTGTATTCGGGCATGATGATTCCTTTTCTCTTTTGTATGAACTATTAAGAAATATTTTTTTTAGTGGAGCCAGAGGAATCGAACCTCTCTGAAATGGTTTTGCACGAAGACATGATGTCCATAATATACAATGTAGTATGTAAAGATTACATACCATTGCATTATGCTTTAAACCAGATACTTGTAACCATTAGCCCCAAGGGGGTGGTATATTGATACGACGTTTTAGATACATATACCAGGTATCCATGATCATGTCGGGCTCGTATCAGACCCCAAGGTTACACTGTTTATACTCTTGCAACCGAGTTGGTGGTATATTGGTAGCCATGTGGCTCGCATATACCAGACGAGACATAGTAAGCAGGTCGCTACCAATCCTGACGCTTCACTAAAGACAAGCGCAGCCTATCTGATCTATTATTGCTCGGATACTTCTTCAATCAGACTTTACTAGAGTATCTTAACTTGTACTCTCCATTGGGATACCTTCTCTCCAAGTTAGATAGGGTAAACGTCCGTTTTTTTTACACAGAACGGACAAACTGTGTCTAACTGGGGGTCAGAAGGGGTCGGGATCTGAACCGTTGTCGCTAGAGCCAACCGTCGTATTCGACGTATTAGCACGAGCGGAGTTCGTCCACAGATCGACTTCAACAGGATTGTTGTCGACGAGCATAGTGAAACGCCCACACGGAGCATTTACCGGATCCCAAACATTCTGAGTTTCCTGCTTGCCATTGGACTGGACAACGATACGCTGCTGCGCACCAGACCAGTTCGACACCCACTGACGGCTCATTGCCGAAAGAAGATCAGCATGCTCGCGAGCCTTCTGAGTCTTCTCCTGCGACCAACCAGTAGCAGTGTCCACCTTCACGCGGAGAAGCTTGCTCTCCTTACGAAGCTGAACAACACGCTCAAAGTTGGCGACAGTTGCGTCAATGAGGTTCAAGAAGCCCTGCTTGGTACGTGACTTCTCACGATCCACAGTGCCAACCTCGAAAGCAGTGACGGGAACACCATCGTTGTGCTGATACGCAGCTTCGATGCGACCAGGATTATTCATCGAACCGATGACATCCTTGGCGCCAGCAGCTACGAAAGCCTCACGAGCCTTCGTCCAACCGTCGATGCTAGCACCGAACTGCTGGAAGAAGTACGGCATACCATCCGTGAGGTTCAGACCAATCTTGCGAGCGGTTTCCAAGAACTGCTCACGAGTGATCTTGTTCATGGACTTCTCGTTGATTGCAGCAGTGAGAACATCGATGATATTCATCTTCTCACCGTCCAACGTCACAAACAAGTCCATACGCACAGGACGCATGATGCCGGTAACCAGGAAGTATTCCTTGCCAGTGTTCGGGCTGACCTGCTTGAGAAGGGTCAGGCGAGTCAGCTTGGCATCGTGAAGAACAGCCGAAGCCGGCACTTCAATGCCATTGATGCTGCCCTTGAAGGAAATCTCGCGTCCAACACGAAGCGTGTTTGTCTTGCCAGTTGACTCGAACATTTCCGGGGTGTCGGCCACGGCAGAGAACAAGTCAAAATCAATATTGAAATCAGTAAAGATACTCATAGTGTGTTTGTTTCCTTTTGCTAAGTTTACTTACAGTGTTTTTCTAAAGGGACTATTTGATTTTATTTATTTGTTGAAACCTGGAGAAGGGCCTGTGATAGACCCAACTCCAGGTTTCTGTATGTTCAGCTGTCCGACGAGATGCCGGCGTTGAACCCATTCTTGAACTGGTTCTTTGCGGAAGAAAGACCATTCTTGGTCTTTGTAGGAGCTGCTTTGGTAGCAGACACCAACTTGCCGGTTACTTTGCCAGTCTTTTGAATAATGTTCAGCTTCATGCTGTTACCCTCTTTCTGTTTTGTGGTTAATTATCTCCAAAAATGGAGTCGATAAGATCAAAGAACCATCCGAACAATATTTCGAACATCAGCTTTCTTTGCGGGTGTTACGTCGAGCCCAATCGCTTGACTCTTGAATCGCTTGCTTGAGAAGATCTTCTTTCTCAGCCATAGCGAGGATCATGCTCTTCAAGTCGCCTTCTGCTTCATAGATCCTGATCGCAGCTTCGACTTGATGCAACATTTCCATTGTTTTGTAGTCACAGCGAGGCCGTGGCCTTGTCATGTTTGCTTGCATGTTTTCTCCTTTGTTTGTGCTGCAAGTCTTAGGACTCGCAGCTATTTTTTAGAATGTGAAACCATTGGCGCCAGTGGTCCACCCGCTGATATGTGAGCGAGTGGAGCCACCGGGAGGCGCCATGCGAATAGCCCAGTTGATAATGCGTACATTATCTCTAGGGGGACTGGGTGCTCCCCTTGCATACTGGCTGATCAGGCCGAACAATATGTTCTTTGGACATCCGTATACAAGATAGCCCTCTAGTTATATCTATGCCGATGTAATCCTGAACTAGAACTGATTACACCTGTATCTTTATATCGCTTTATTGCGAGCAGATTCTCGTCTGCACATAAGTTTTTATATTACGACAAGACCATATCATAATATAATATCCCAAAGAGAGTTATCCAGACTCTCAATCCATTTTTCCGATTTAGAATCGGCCAGGACACACACTGGTATGTGTGCGGGTACTCGTTACCTCCCCCGCGTGAGCAGGGGAACGCACTAAGCCTAAAACGGTTTATACTCGCTTAGTCGAGTTTTTCGCCCACACTTCTAGCAGACCCAAGGTTAGGCCGAAGAACAAGCTTTTCTTCCAATGTTTGCGTTGAAACGTTCTGATATCACGAAAGTATTCTCTCATGATCAGACCGCCCGCGCAAATGAAGTCTGCTTGGGATGTGTTTCACTGAAAGCATTACGACATGCTTCAATAGCATCATCACGATTCCAATAGGTTTCCTTACAAAGGTTACCCATTTCATTCACACACATGTACTTCTTGCATCCGTTGTATCGGATGATCACAACGTGACCGGCACGCTTTTGTCCAACCATGACCTTCTTTCCGTAAAGACGACGATTTGTGATAGCCGACTTGACGTGATATTGAATTGTGTAGGCGCTGAATCCCAAGAGGAACACGGCGCACGTCCAAACAATCTGCATCATTTCTATTTCTCCTTATAGGGCTAGATAGTTTTTACAACTTTTTATAACTATAAGCCCCCTGACACACCCGAAGGCATGCCAGGGGGACTTACGGGGAGCTAGGAGCTCTCTCGTTACTCCCACCCGAGAGATCAAGCAGTTTTACGACATGCTTAGGTCGTGTGCAGGGCATCTACGAGTTCTCATACCTGCGTTTGAGAACACCGCCATCTCCCAATGAGATGGATTTATGCAGTTTAACGACGTGCAGGTCGTTTGATCAGCGATCCGTGTGAATGAGTCGCTCTTCGAGGACGCATGCCTCGGCATGCAGACGGAGGGATTCCGCGATGCTGTTGGCATTTCTTGCTGCCTCGCGAAGTTCCTTGATCTTTGTTTCCATGGTTTCTTGCTGGTCGCTCATGATTGAGCCTCCTTCTTGTTTTTTGGACATTTTCCGTCAATCAGAAATCGACGGGATCTGATACAACCGTAGTCATCCATACGGTTTGCGACTTTCTGATAGTGACGCTTGTCACCAATCATGCGAATGTAGGGTTTACCGGTTATTCCACCGATAATCCTTCCGATACCCCAAGAGATATCTGATAGTTCATCCAAGAGTTCGCTTTTAGAACGAACCTCAAACAACTCCCAAAGTTCTCCGACTTTCTTTCCATCTACGAGTCGCCGGCTGAACAAATCAGCCAAACCACCACGGGTGGATTTTACTTCCATGCAATTGCACCAGTGCATTAGTCGCCTCCTGACGATTGTGGGTCTACTTGCTTTTTACAACTTTTTGAAGCCTCGCGTGCCTGGTGTGGCTCGCGTGCTTTCTGTGAAAACCCGTGAGCCTGGAACCCCCTAGCTTTGAGGGTTCCAGACTCACTTGGTCACTGTGATTACGCAGATTGCAGCCTGCGGACAGCAATGACACTGTCTCCTCGTGCGGAAACCGCGGCACAAACATTGCTATTCTGTAGCCAATGAAAGCTTGAGGATGCCCGATTTGAGGTGCTAGTTCTTTTTAGAACTTTTTGAGGCTAAGCCAGCCGAGAACCACCAACAGGTTCCCGACTGGCTCGCGTGCCTCTCAGAGGTCGCCGAGGTTGCCCTCGTCGTTCTTGCCGACCTCTGTGCCCCAGGTGGGCGTGGTTGCCATGCGGTAGTAAACCGCGATCTGGGAAACCTCTTCGCCAGCCTTGTTGGTCCAGCGCTCCTCGCGGGGCCCCGAGGTGCCGTCCGCGAAAATGACCTCGTTGAAGTCTGCGGAGACCGTGAGGATCTTGTCGGTTCCCTTCAGCTCCGAGAGCTTCTTGGCAACCTTGAGAGCCACGACTTCCGTGGTGCGGATGGTGACCTTGTCGGCCTCCTCGGTGTGACCCAGAGGAGTGACCAGCAGGTTTCCGAAGGTGCCGAAGGCTCCCTTGGCGGTTCCTGCCCAGTTGACTTGGTACTTCTTGGTGTTCATTGTGCCTCCTTAGGCTTCTTGGGACCCAGGTGTAGTCCTAGTTCAATCCCACAACTTGAATTTAGAATACGGACTACTAATGCCCGTAAACTAAAGACTAGGGTTCTAGTCCAAAAGATCTAAATTTAATTATAGATCTATAATATAAAAGATGTCCTTTCCCCGAGGAGCAAACCTCCCCGGGGAATGAACAATCTTCATCAGAACAAGGTAGGTTGACTCTTATGAAGAGCCTTCCTGCTAACTGCCTTGCTCTTGTTCTTCGTGCGAGACGATGCACAGGGTTTGCACATCGTCACCCACTCGAAAAGGGGAACCCATATCCTTTTCCCTTCTCCCTTGTAAACAAACTCGCCACACTGGTGGCAATGCTCGTTATGATAGTTATATGCCATAACTCTCCCTTCTATCCTTTACTTTTGTTTCAAGGACTATGGTATTGAATTAAATTTTGGGGGTCTATCCTCAAAGAGAAAACCCCCTTCCCAGGGGGCCTCCTCCTTGTCCGACGGTTGACCGCTTACCGCCGGAACTGGTTGTCAGACTTCCTGATTCGTTGTTGCCGGATCAGGAAGCAGGGTGGCGATGATCATCTTCAGACAATCGACACAGTCGATGTCTTCGAGATAATCTGCCATGGGCATCAGGTCACACGCAATGCGCGTGTCACATGATGCCTCCTCGGCAGCCCAGTGTTTCAGGCCGCCTTCCTCATGGATTTGGTAGTTCTTCTTCATTTGGGTTCTCCTTTTTTGTGTCCGGCTTAACGTACCGGACTTGGTTATCACGTTTCCACGGTATTGGTCTCCTTCAGGCTAGGCGAATATGTGGCCCAGTTACCCTGTTGGAATCCGCTCACGTAGTTTGCGGACGGCAGTACCCGAATGCTAGGACCCTACGGTCACCACTAATTAGTGGTAGCAAATCGGCTCGTAGCCGTAAGGATGCGGTCTATCCTCAAAAAACAACTCCTTTCTCCCCACCCCGGAGCCCGAAGGCCCCGAGGCAGGGATGGTGGTTTGACTCCTTCTGTTCCCAGGCTGGAGATTGGCCCGGCCACCCGTGTCGTGGCTGTTTGACCCCTGGTCAGGCGGACTTCGCCAGCTTGAGGCCGAAGCTCTTAACGAGCTCATTGGCCTCAGCCTTGGCGTTGTCATCCGTCTGAGCCTCCAGGTCGTGCTTCTTCCAGCTAGAAGAAGCGCTACCCTTCAGGATCAGCCGGTAGCCCTTGCAGCCCAGGCTAATCTCACGATACAACCTGGCTCGCACGAGCCTGCCCGACTCAGTGTGAACGAGCAAACGCTCCTCGCCCAACTGGGTCCTGGTGATGGACATGTTTCACCTCCTTTCTTTGGTGAATGGGATTTGACTGAGTGTCTATCCCCAAAGAGAAAACCCCCTGTGAAGGGGGTCTCCTCCTTGTCCCGGTCGCCCGTTGATCCGTCTTTGGCCGGTGTGCCTAGGTAAGACGGTGCCCTATGCCT